CCTGGACTTCATCGTTTTATTGGAATGAATGAAGGCGGTAAAACTAGCGAAGCATTAGAAGTTATGAAGAACTTTCTAAAAACTGTTAAAGATTCTAGAGGTTTAATAATTAAAGCAGAAGGTAGACTTGGCAAAGAAGTTCAAGAAAGATCTGGAATAGAATTCGTAAGTGATCCTGATTCTTGGAAAGATGGAAACTGCTTCGTTTTTGAATCCAATATCTTTGAAACAGTTTCAGAACTAATGCTAGAATTGGTAAAGAATAATCCAGAGAACAAGAAATATTTGTTTATCTTAGACTCGGTTGATGGTTTGATGCCAAAGAATGATGCTGGCAAAACTCTTTCAGATGCAACCAAAGTAGCTGGTGGAGCAGTTATTTCATCAGTTCTAATGAAGAAGATGTCAATTGCATTGGCCAAGAGAGGACATATGGCTATATTCATCAGTCAAGTTCGTTCAGACATTAAGCTTGATCCATATTCTGCAAATAAAGATATTAGACAAACAACTGCAACTGGTGGAAATGCACTATTACATTATGCAAATTGGATAATCGAATTTGAACCAAGATTCAATAAAGATCTTATCCTTGAAAAGCCAAATGAAAGATACGATGCCATTAAGAATAAGATTATTGGTCATACAGCTAAAGTCTCAATTAAAAAGTCTACCAATGAGACAACTAATAATAAAGTTGAATACCCAATTAAACATGGCAGAAAGAATGGTACATCAATTTGGAGAGAATACGAAATTATTGATCAACTTCTAGCTTGGCAATTCATTACCGCTAAAGGAGCATGGATTACAGTAGGAGATGAGATTATTAAAGAACTAAAAGATAACGATCTTGATCTACAAAAACAACATCAAGGAATGGATAACTTTAGAAAATATTTAGAAGAAAATCCAAAAATTACAGACTTTCTTTTTGAAAAATATAAAAAACTAATTCCTGCATGAGGTTGTATAGCTTAAATGGTAAACTAGTTAATAAAAATGTTTCAAAATATTTAATTAATTGGGACAAATCAAGTAGAAGCAAAATACAATTTAATGTTAAAAAATTCTTTGAACAATATTGGAAAAATCATATTGTTTATGAAGAGTTTCCAGTTTACGGATCTTTAATGAAAGTTGATTTACTAAATGCAACAAAACGAATTGCAGTTGAAGTAAATGGAGATCAACACGAAAGCTTTAATGAATTTTTTCATAATAATTCTAGAATGAATTATCTTCAAAGTATAAAAAGAGATTGTAAAAAAGCTCAATGGCTAGAAAAAAATAATTTTAAATTTATTGAATTATATGAAAAAGATTTAAAAAATTTATCCCCAAATTTCTTCCTAGAGAATTTCGATATTAACATATTTTAGTGTAAATTTTTATGTGCAGAAAGAATTTCCGAAGTCATTACTGCAAGCATTAAATGAAAATTCATTTGGCGGATTTATTTTATTTAATTTTAATGCAGAAGGAGATCCTCAAGTAATGACAAAATTTGATAATCAATTAAATGCTATGGCCTTACAACAATATGTTAATTATTGGGCAGAAGCAATAAACTCATTAAATATTGAATGTACGATTAAAAATATTACAGATTTAGGCAAAAGTAAACGTAAAAGAAAAGAATAGTTGACTAAAAAGTAAATACATACTACAATTATACTGTATGCCCATATATTCAGTACAGGTTGAACGCCATGTTTTAGGTGGTTTAATAAGAAATCCAGAAGTATTTTTTGATACATCAAGATTTATATCAGAAAAAGATTTTTTTAATGATGTTCATAGTACAATTTTTTCTTGCATCAAAGATGAATTGAATAAAAATAATAAAATTGATAAAGTATTACTAGCTCAAAAAATTAAAAATTTAGGTATTTCATTCAAAGATGAAATTGATATATTTTCATATATTGATGCTTTAGCATTAACACAAATTAATTCTCAAGGTACAATTAATGCTTGCAAGGAATTAAGTAAATTAAAAGTAAGAAGAGAGTTATTTGAAACAGCTGAAAATGTAAAAAAATATGTAAAAGAAAATGCAGAAGATGGTATTGACTCAATAGTATCTAAAGTGGATGAAATTTATAATAATAAAGTAACTCAATATTATTTAGAAGGTGAACCAATTAATCTTTTTGAAGAGATGGAAAATATTATAGAAGAAATTGGTAATAACCCAAGAGAAGAAACTGGTTTAAGAACTCCTTATAACAATTTTAATAATCTATATGGAGGTTTAAAACATGGCAATATTTATTCTATAGTAAGTAGACCTGGCCAAGGTAAATCAACATGGTTAAATGATATTTGTTATAAAACAGCAAATATGTGCAATAAAAATACTAAAGCACTTATCCTTGATACAGAAATGAGTACCCTAGATACTCAAATGAGACTTGTAGCAAGCATATCTGGAGTTCCATTATGGTTTATTGAGACTGGTAATTGGAGAAAAAATCCAGAAATGATACAAAAAGTTAGAGATGCTTGGCCAAAAGTAAAAGGTATGACGCATTATCATTATCATGTCGCAAATAAAAATATTGATGAAATATCTTCGATTATTCGTAGATGGTATTATACAAAAGTAGGAAGAGGCAATCAAGCATTAATAGCTTATGATTATATAAAATTGACTGGCGAAAAAGTAAGCCAAAATTGGGCAGAACATCAAGCTATAGGAGAAAAAATTGATAAATTAAAAAGAATTGCTGAAGAAATTAAATGCCCAGTTGTAACAGCCATGCAATTAAATAGAACTGGAGAAAATTTCAATAGAAATGCTAATCAAGTTACAGACGATAGCTCTGCAATTGCGCTATCAGATAGAATGCAATGGTTTGCATCTTTTGTAGGAATCTTTAGAAGAAAAACTCAAGATGAAATCCAAACAGATGGAGAACAATTTGGAACACACAAGTTAATTGCAATCAAGACAAGATTTCAAGGCAGAGAAGGCACTGGTCATCATGATTTAGTTCGTAGAAGAACTGGAGAAAATGAATTTAAATATTTTAATAATTATATTAATTTTGAAGTTGGTAATTTTAATGTAGAAGAAAGAGGAACATTAAGAGAAATTGTAGATGCTGAAAATGAAAGATTAGATTTTGATGACAACACAAATAATCAAGATGGAGAATTATTATGAACGTGAAATTAGTTTCTATTACAAATCCCGAAATAGATGGCGTAAAGAATGCAGAAGATTTGGTAGCTTATTGCGCTAGGGTTAGCAATCCATCTAATCAAATGAATATAGAAACTGCACCTAAATTATTAGGCTTTTTAATCAAACATAAACATTGGTCTCCATTTGAAATGGTTGATATGACAGTAGAAATAAAAACTAGCAGAGCAATCGCAGCTCAGATACTAAGACATAGATCATTTTCTTTCCAAGAATTTAGTCAAAGATATAGCATTGCAACAGAATTTGAAAACATTGAATTAAGACTTCAAGGAGATAAAAATCGTCAAGTTGGAGAAAAACTTTTTGACACAAATGACTTAAGGTATGAAGATCTAAAAGACTCTATTGAAAAAGCTATTATATTTTCAACAAATGCTTATGATAAAATGATAGAAAATGGCATAGCAAAAGAAATAGCAAGAATGATTTTACCATTAACTACTCAAACTACAATGTATATGAAAGGATCTTTGAGAAGTTGGATTCATTATATAGATTTAAGAACAGAACAAAATACTCAAAAAGAACATAGGATTATAGCTGATAAATGCAAAAAGATTTTTGTGAAAGAATTTCCAACTATTAGTGAAGCATTACAATGGACAACATAAAAGAAGTTCTATCTAATTTAGGTTACAATCTTAAAGAATATTCAAAAGAATATCGTACAAGACCTTTATATAGAGACTCAGATAATGAAAATGTACTAGTTATTTATAAAGACTCTGGTAAATGGATAGATTTTAAAGAAAATTTAACAGGTAGTTTGCAAGATTTAGTTAGGATGACTTTAAATTTACCAAACAATACCGAAGCAAAAGAATGGATCAATCAAAAAGCTCCAACATCAACTGGATATACTGTATATAAAAAACCAGAAATAAAACAAGTTAAATGTTATTCTTCAGACGTATTATCGAATTTAGTCAAAGATCATTCATTTTGGAATAAAAGGAATATTTGTGATAATACAATGAATATTTTTGAAGGAGGCATTTTAAAAGAAGGAAGAATGAAAGGAAGATATGTGTTTCCTATTTTCGATAAACAAAGACAATTAATTGGAGTAGCAGGTAGAGATATTTTAAATCGAAATGAAAAACTTTGTCCTAAATGGAAACTAATTGGAGATAAATCTAATTGGAGATATCCTCTTCAAGTTAATTCTAATATATTATCAGAATCTAAACAAATTTTTCTTGTAGAAAGCATAGGCGATATGTTAAGTTTATGGGAAGCTGATATTAAAAATACAATTGTTACATTTGGTTTAAATTTAAGTACAAGCATATTAAATACTTTGTTAATACTCAATCCAAGCAAAATTTACATATCATTTAATAATGATGAATTCAAAAATAAAGCTGGTAATTTAGCGTCAGAAAAAACCAAAGATAAATTATTAAAACATTTTGATAGACATCAAATACAAATAGCTTTACCAACAAAAAAAGACTTTGGCGAAATGTCAAAAGAAGAAATAAATCAATGGAAAACAAACCTGTAAAAATATTATCAGCTTCTAGAATTAAAACTCTTGAAACATGTTCTTGGGTGTACTGGAATAACTATCATACTAAAGTTCCTCAAACAAATAATGATGGAGCACTAAGAGGTACTGTTTGTCACAAAATTTTTGAACTTCTTTTAAATAAAAAACATAAAAAACATTTTTATTCTATCATTAAAAGCAATTCTATTAAAGGTAGTAAAGCTATAAAACGATTAGTTATTAAATTAATCAATCAAGCTCCACTAGATATATCAAATTTTGAAATTTTAGATGAGATGATTCTCGTTGGACTAAAACATGATTTTTATGGAGAAGATGGTAAAATTGTATCTCCAGAATACGCATTTGAAATAAAAAGCGATAACCCAAAATATCATGTTAAGGGTTTTATAGATAAGCCAATTAAAACGAAAAATAAAATGATAATAGTTGACTATAAAAGCTCTAAAGCTAAATTCAGAGGGGATGACCTTGAAGCTAATATTCAAGCCATGATGTATAGTCTTGCTAGTAAAAAATTATGGCCAAAACTTAAACCTATAGTTCGTTTTCTATTTTTGAGGTTTCCGAAGCAACCAATTCAAGAACTTGAATTTGACGATGATCAAATTAAAGGATTTGAGCACTATTTAGAATACGTAAATACATATATAAATAATTTTAATATTAAGAGTGCCGAATCAAATTTCGCTTCAGATAATCCTAAAAGTAAATGGATGTGTGGAGTAGGCAATTGGAAGTGCCCCTATAAAGACTCATTTGAATATTATGTTAAATTAAATGATAAAAATGAGATTATAGAATCAAATTTTAATGGTCAATTTAAAGATATAAAAGGATTTAAGATAGAAAAAAGAAAATATGCAGGATGTCCAAGATTTAACAATATATCTATTAATCAATCTACAAACGATATTCTTGAAGAAATGTCTCCTAAAACAAAAGATGATTTTCAAGATTTGACTTGACACATATTTTAAATTAAAGTATAAATATTCTATGTACAATATAATACCTTTGTTTAAAAGTCATTTTTCAATAGGTAAAAGTATATTAACTCTTGAGGAAGGCATTCAAGACGATAACGAACCAGATTCTATTATTCAAATAGCAAAAGACAATAAATTAAAAAAGTTATTTCTAGTAGAAGATTGTTTTAGTGGTTTCTTACAAGCATATAAAAATTTAAAGGCCATAAATGTTGATTTAATTTTCGGTATTAAATTTGTATTTTGTGATAATCATTTAAATAAAAATGAAGAAGAACTTAAGAAACATCATAAAATTATAGTATTTGCAGATGGAGATGAAGGATATAAAACATTAATTAAACTATGGACAAAAGCAAGTACAGATGGATTTTATTATACTCCAAGGCTAGATATGAATATTTTAAAGGAGAATTTTAGTCATAACATTAAGTTAGCTTTACCATTTTATGACAACTTTATATTTAATAATGCTCTTAAGGGATATCAATGTTTACCTTTTGTTGAAAATTTTAAACCTTCTGTTTTTATTGAAGATAATTCTTTGATTTTCGATCCTTTAGTTAAGAAGAAAATGACAGATTATGCTAAATTAAATAACTTAGATCTGTTTAAAAGTAAAAGTATATATTACAAGAACAAAAAAGACTTTAAAAGCTTTTTAACATTCAGATGTATTAATAATAGAACAACTTTAAATAAGCCAGAAATGGAACATATGTCTAGTAATGAATTCTGTTTTGAAAGCTGGATGGAGCAAAATAAAAAATGAACTTAATTAAAAAAGTAAATTCATATGGTGGAAAAACTCGGCAAAGAGAAGACAGAGAAGATCGTCTTATAGATTACAGACTATGGAAGTATAAATTAAATAAATTGTATACTACTGATGTAGATCAAATCGAATGGAGAGTTATTGATAGTCAAATGGTTCCAGTAGCAGTATTAGAAATGACCAGAATAGATGACGATAGAGTTCCAGGCCCAAATTACTTTAAAGCCATAATAAACCGATTTGAAACTAGAGATACTCAAAAATATACTATAACTCATGTAGCAAAAAGCTTGGGAGTAGATGTTTATATCGTTGCATTCTTAAAGAACTTAAGCTACTATACAATATATAACTTATCAAAAGGAGGAGATTGGACAACTTTAAATGAAGAAGAATACATTAACTGGCTCAAGAATCTAGGTCAACCAGAAGAAGTTAATATAAAATTTGATCCACTAAATTTCTAATATGGACGAGCATCTTTTAAGATTCGACAAGAATAAAACTTTACTTTTCATAGATTGTGAAACTCTAAATCTATGCCTTAATTTTTGTCATAATATTCCTTGGCAAATTGCGATGCTAAAATGTCAAGGAGATAAAATCATTGACAGTAAGGATATCTATTTAAAGTGGAAGACCGACTTAAAAATAAGCAAAGACGCAGCAAGAATAACAAGATATGATCCAAAGAATATCCAAAAGAATGGTATTGATCCAGAGTTGTTCTTTCCTACTTTAAGAGAGTGGATTGAGAAAGCAGACTATATAATTGGACACAATATATTGGGTTTTGATTTATATCTTCTTAGTGAATATTATAAATTCATGAATTTAAAACCTTACGATTTTATTTCTAAAAGCATAGATACAAATTTAATATATAAAGGAATAAAGACTTCAAACGCTTTTGATTCTAAAAAAGAATCATTACCAGAATATATGTATAAGCTCTATCATACAAAAGTTAAAAATGTTAAAACTAATCTAACCGCAGCAGGAAAAGATCTAGATATTGATCATGATTATAATTCCTTACATAATGCTCTATCCGATTTAGAGTTAAATTTCAAAGTTTGGAATAAAATAAAATACATGGTTAATATTTGATTGCATTTTAATCAACAAAGTTATATAATACTCATATGGCATCAATGGATCATATATACGACATTCTATCTAAACTAGAAAAGGAAAATATAGATTATCTATTTATTACTTTGCAGCATGGTAAGGCAAATAGTAAAGCTGATGTATTTTATTCTTTGAATAATGAAGAAAAATCTTTTTCTGCTTTGAGAGAGGGTTTAAAAGAGTTTCAAGCTAACATTGATAAATCCATCAACAAGTTTAAATCAACTAAAAAACGCAAGAAAAAGACAGATGACGAAGACGCTTGATTTTGTAAACTCATTTCAAAAAATTGATTTACCCTTATATGGGGTAAGATTACCAGAATTTAAAGTAAAAGTAGATCATAAAAGAAAACTAGGCTTATCCGAAGATGCTTCAAATACAGACTTCTTAAAAAAGCTAGCTTATAACAATTTACCTAAAAAGTCAGAATACAAAAAACGACTAGATCACGAATTTGAAATTATTGAAGATCTTGGGTTTATTGATTATATAATTCTTGTATGGTTGGTTATTAATTATTGCAAAGAGAATGAAATTCCAACTGGTCTAGGAAGAGGCAGTGCAGCAGGTAGCTTAATTCTATTTTTAATTGGAGTCACTAAAATCGACCCAATTAAACATAACCTTTATTTCGAAAGATTTATATCTAAGATTCGAGCTAAAAAGCAAGTTGTTGATGGAATAACATACTTGGATGGAAGTTTAATGTGTGACGTTGATTTAGATATTTGTTATTATAATCGTCATAAAGTTATTGAATTTTTAAATGAAGTCTTTCCTAATAGAATTAGTAAAATCTTGACATTTAATACCTTGAGTGGAAAACTCTTAATTAAAGAGTGTGGTAAAATTGTAGAAGAAAAAAGTGAAACGGAAATGACAAGCGTAAGCAGTTTAATTCCAAAAGTATTCGGACAAGTAAAAGATATTTCAGAAGCATATAATGAAGTAGAAAAATTTAAAGAATGGTGTGATGAAAACCAAGAGATTTATAACATAGCTTTAAAATTAAGAAATCTTATTAAAAATAAAGGTGTTCATCCTTCTGGAGTTCAAATATCTCATGCACCTTTATCTGAGGCATGCCCACTAGAGTTATCATCTGATAAAGAGCCAGTTAGTGCTTTTGATATGAATGATATTAGCCAATTTAATGTAAAGCTTGATTTGCTAGGTTTAAGAAGCGTTTCAGTTGTTTATGATGTGTGCCGTATGATCAATTTAAAAATTGAAGATATTGATACAGAAGACGTTTTTATATATCAACAGCTACAAGACCTAAGAAGCCCTCATGGACTGTTTCAAATCGAAGCGGATACAAATTTTAAAGTTTGCAGGAAAGTCAGACCAAGAAATTCAGAAGAATTAAGCGCAGTATTAGCATTAGCAAGACCTGGAGCGTTACAATTCGTTGATCAATATGCGAAATATGTAGAAACAGGAGAGTATCAATCTGTTCATCCATTCTTTGACGAAACATTAAAAAGAACTGGTGGATTAGCTTTGTATCAAGAACAATTGATGCAAATGGCACATAAAATCGGATTTACATTAGATCAAGCGGAGATCTTAAGAAGAATCGTAGGTAAAAAGAAGGTAGAAGAGATTAAAGAATGGAAAGAGAAGATCGAAAAAAAATGTGCATCAAACAATCTTCCAAAGGAAATTGGAGAAATTTTATGGAAAATTCTAGAAGATTCTGCGAATTACTCATTTAATGCTAGTCATAGTCAAAGCTATGCAGGTCTAGCAGCAATTACAATTTATTTAAAGTTTAAATACCCTAGGGAATTTTTCTTATCTTTATTGAAAATGACAAGATATGAACCAGATCCTATTAGTGAAATATCAAAGATTCATAAAGAAATGGATTTGTTTAATATCAAACTTCTACCACCACATATTATTAATTCTGAAATGGATTTTAGTGTTGAAGGAAATGATATTAGATTTGGATTGTTATCTATCAAAGGAATTAGCGATAAATCAATCGAGAGGTTAAATAACTTTAGAAGCAAGTATGCTACAAAATTTGATGTATTTAAGTCCGCTCAACAAGCTAAATTATCTATTAGAGTTTTATCTCCATTGATTCAAGCTGGTGCTTTAGAGAATTTTAAACAATCAAGAAGCAAGGTAGTACTAGAAGCTCAACTATGGAATATATTAACCCAAAACGAGCAAAAATATTGCATGATGTATGGAGAAAAGTTTGATTATGATCTATTTAAAATAATTAAATTCTTAAATAATACAAAAGATGAAAAAGGCAAGCAGATTATCAAAAATACAAGACTAGAAACTATAAGAAAATCGTATGATCCTTATAAGAAAATATACGAACAAAACAGCAGAAATGAAAGATTTGCTAATTGGTATTATGAAAATAAGCTATTGGGCTATACATATAATACTACATTAAAGGACATATTCTCTGATCAAAAGCCAGATTTATTAAATATAAGAGAAGTCAATGAAGCTCCAGAAGGATTACCAGTATTATTTATAGGTATAATAAAAGAGCAATATCTAGGAGTAGCTAATAACTCTAAAAAGACAAGATATTTAAGGCTATCTATTCAAGATGAAAGTTCTAAATTAACTACATTAATCTTCAATGACAAGATAGATGAGTGCAAGGAAATGAACAATATTCTACCAGATGAAGGCAATATTGTGATAGTTAAAGGACGCAAAAAGGGAGAAGATACTGTATTTGCAGATTTAATACCTATTCAAGACCATAAAATCTATATGAAATTAGGAGAAGTTAAAGAAAAATAATTTGACTTTTAATTAAAGAACTGATAATATTTAGTATATGATACAAATTTATAAACCAACACCTAGAGTAACTGGCACAGCTTGTAGCTTTTCTTTCAATAATCTTGATGGCAATTTTTATTTAAATTTAATTAAACAAGCCAGCTGGAATGATCAAAAGAAAATCGGAAGTTTCTCTGAGAACGCTCAAAATCCAGAGAAGAAAGTAGTAGTTAAACTTTCTAAAATCGAAGTATGTGGGATTCTTGACGCACTAGATAATAACAGAACTGCAGATTTTTTTCATAATTCTGAAAATCAAAAGTTAGGAATTAAATTTTCTCCATATATTAGAGAAGAAAAACAAATTGGATATAGTTTAAATGTAATTAAAAATTCTAAAACTCAAACTGCTCAACCAGCTATTAGTTTTCTAATAGGTTTTACTTTCGCAGAAGCTCGTTTAATTGCAGAATATATTAAATTTGGATTAAGTCATATTCTTTCTACAGAAAGAAGCGAAGAAATTAAAAGACTTAAAAATAATAAATCTAAAGCTATTGAACAAAAAAAGCAAAAGGATGAAGTAGAGGACACAGAAGAGTCCGTATTATCTGAGAACGAAGAAGATCTTTGGTAATTTAAATGCGTAAAAAAGTAGTTTTTCAATCAGATTTTTCTTTAGCAAAAACTGGTTTTGGTAGAAATTCTAAAGCTATATTGTCATATTTATATAATACTGGAAAATATGATATAGCACATTATTGTTGTGGAATGCAAAAAGGTAATCCCCAATTAGATAGAACTCCATGGAAAAGTTTAGGTTCATTACCAACAAATCCTGAAGATTTAGAAAAACTCAATAAAGACCCACATCTAGCAAGAATGGCAAGCTACGGGGCCTATCTTTTAGATGAAGTTATTCAACAAGAAAAACCTGATGTTTATATTGCTGCGCAAGATATTTGGGGAGTAGATTTTGCTATAGATAAACCTTGGTTTAATAAAATTAATTCTGTTATTTGGACTACTTTAGATTCTTTACCTATTCTTGATTCAGCTATAAATTGTGCACCTAAAGTTAAAAATTATTGGATATGGAGTGATTTTGCAACAAAAGCATTACATAAATTAGCTCATAAACATGTTAATACTGTTCATGGAGCATTAGAAACTAAAAACTTTTTTAGATTATCTGATGAAAAAAGATTAGCCATCAGAAATAAGTTTAATATTGATAAAAATAAATTTTTAATTGGTTTCGTTTTTAGAAATCAATTGAGAAAAAGTGTGCCTAATCTATTAGAAGGTTATGCCATTTGGAAAAAGCAAAATAATATAAAAAACTCTGGATTACTATTACATACTCATTTTAGTGAAGGATGGAATATCCTTAAATTGGCTCAAGAATATAATATTGATCCTAGAGAGATATATACTACTTATATTTGTAGAGCTTGTGGTGAGTATGAAGTTAAAAATTTTACAGGACAAGATCAAGATTGTAAATATTGCAGATCTCAAAAATCTCAAATAACCACGAATGTAGGCGTTGGAGTTACAGAAGAAGAATTAAATGAAATTTATAATCTGATGGATGTTTATTGTCATCCATTTACTAGTGGAGGTCAAGAAATACCTATTCAAGAAGCAAAACTTACCGAATTAATTACATTAGTTACAAATTATAGTTGCGGAGAAGAAATGTGTCAAGAAGATGCCTGTAGTTTGCCTTTAGAATGGTCAGAGTATAGAGAGCATGGTACAGAATTTATTAAAGCATCTACATGTCCAAAATCTATTGCATCGAATTTACAAAAAGTATATTCTATGTCTAAAGAAGAAAAAACTAAACTTGAAAAACAAGCAAGAGAATGGACAATTAAAAATTATTCTATTGAAACTATTGGAAAAATATTAGAAGATTTCATAGACAATTGTAATTTTGCTGATAAAGATTTGTCAATTAATATTGAAGAAAAAGATCCATATTTTAATATTCCAGAAATTAAAAATAATACAGAATGGTTAAAATGTATGTATCATAATATATTAAAAATGAAAGAAATAAACGAAAATGACGATGGTTTAAAACATTGGCTTAATGAGTTGGGCAAAGGAGCAAAAAGAATAGATATAGAAAACTATTTTAGACAAATAGCCAATCAAAAAAATCAAGAGTTAAAAAAAATATCATTTGAAGATCTTTTAGATAAAAATGACGAAGGTAAAAGATTATTATATGTAATCCCAGAAAGTATTGGAGATGTATTTTTATCTACTAGTTTATTTAAATCTATAAAAGAACAATATCCCGAATATAATTTATATGTCGCAACTAAGCAAGAATATTTTGATATTCTTGACGCTAATCCATATATACATAAAGTGATACCATATGTTCAACAAATGGATAGTTTAATTTGGCTTGAAGGAGCAGGAGATCATAAAGGATTTTTTGATATTGCATTTTTACCATATTCTCAGACTCAAAGATTTTTAACATATTTACATAATGGTAAAACTAAAATAGCTTATAAGGATTATAAATATGCATCTAATTGAAACATATGCTCTAAACTGTGGTCTTAAAATAGATGAGCCATTTATCTATGATAAATATTGTCCAATTCCATTTGAGAAGTATATATCTTTTCAGCCATATAGCAAGTATGATGCTAAGAGTTATGATTATTGGCAAGAAGTTATAAATCAAATATTTCCAAAACTACAAGCTGAAAATATTCATATAATTCAAATTGGTGGCAAAGATGAAAAACCAATAGATAATTGTTATCATTTGCAAGGAAAAACTAGCATAAGTCAAGCGGCTTATATTATTAAAAATAGCATAATACATCTTGGTGTTGATAGTTTTGGAGTGCATATAGCAAGTCATTATGATAAAAAAATCATAGCTTTATATTCTAATAGTAGACCAGAAAATGCTGGACCATATTTTAATAAAAAATCTAAATATAAAATATTTGAAGTAGACAGAACTAAAAAGCCAAGTTATTCTGCTGTAGAAAATCCAAAGAGTATCAATAAAATTGATCCAGCAAAGATTGCCAATGAAGTATTAAAATATTTAAATTTACAACAAAACGATGTTAATACTATTTATTTGGGCGAATCTTATAATAGAAAATTAATAGAATCTGTACCAAATATGGTAATAGCGGATATATCTCAATTTCAAATTGAATCATTAATTGTAAGAATGGATTACGAATTTAATGAAAATATTCTTGCAGAACAATTAAAAAGAAATCGTTGTTCAATAGTAACAAATAAACCTATAAATTATGATCTTTTAAATGCTTTTAAGCCTCATATTGATCAAGTTATTTATGATATAAAAGAAGATCATAATCCAATTTTTGCAAAACAATTACAAAAGTTAGCTAGACCATTTGTTATCTCTACATCTTTATCTGAAGATTTTATAAAGAGCATAAAATTAAAATATTTGGATATTTCTCCAGTAAATAGATCTCCAAAAAGCACCAAAAATGATATTATTAATAATAATTTAAATAATCTTTATTATAAATCAAATAAATATACCATCAGTCAAGGAAAAATATATCCATCAAAAGCTGCTTATAAAGCAAATATACCAATTACAGATAAACCTATTGAAATAATTGACAATGATGATTTTTGGGAAGAAGCAAAATATTTTTATATTTATGAGTTGACATAAAAATAAAAGTATAGTAATATCATTAAATGGAACAAACAATATCAATTGGAAGTTCAGAACTCTCTAAAGCAGAGTCTATTAAAACAGATATAACAATCCTCCAAGCTAAAATTTTACCTCCAAAGTTATTCATTAGAAATCAATATGGTTTATTAGAGAATGATAATATAACTTATCAATTTAATGATGATGGTTCGATTAATTGGAGAGCTATGGTTAAATCTCAATATCTTGTTCCAAATCGTCAAAGAACACAAGAGACAGATGTTTCCAAATTAGAAGATAAAGATTTATTAATTCTTTTGGGAGGCATAAAAGAACTTGCTCAAATTAGAGGTTTTACTAGCGTAGAATACAAAGTAGTAACAGCAACAGATAATTATTTCGCTACATCTTGTAAAATTACTTGGGTTCCAAATTATGAAACAGAGAATCGTATAGTATCATTTGAAGCTCTTGCAGACGCTTCTTTAGTGAATACTAAAGATTTTGCTCGTTATTTCTTAGCAGCAATAGCTGAAAATAGAGCTTTTGTTCGTTGTGTACGTAATTTCTTAAAAATTAATATTGTATCTCAAGAAGAATTGGGAGATGCTAAATTAGGTTTGATTTCAAAAGAAGAGACAGAAAAAGATAATCCAATGAATCCTACAGCTCTTCTTGATAAGATCATGCAAGAAAAAAATATTTCATTTGAGGTTTTAAAAAAGAAATTAGTCAAAGAAAAGTTTGAAAATGCAGATAATTTTAATTCTGCAAAAGATATTCCAAAAAGTAAAGTATTTGAATTAATAGAAAGACTTAAGAAAGTCTAATTTGTAAACTGGAAGCATTTCTATATATACCTCCAATTGGAACTGGTGCTGGTGGAGTAGAACCATCCCAACTTGGAATTGAATTTAAATCAAATATTATTGGTGCTGTGCCTGCTCCAACTCCTGTAATATAAATTCCACTATTAAAATGTAATGTCAATGCATTTCTATTTAAACTTCTTTTTCCAGTTATTGTTCCATCACCAATAACAATAGATCCACTTGTATTATTAATAATATTTCTACCAAGATTATAAGAATAATTTCCGCTAATTACATTATCTGTTCCTCCTATAATAGTAGAATAAGAACCAGAGACAAGATTATTTTTTCCACCAATAATTGACGAAGCTATTAATTCCCTATTTGCTTCTCGTGCATTATTTATCATTAAATTATTTTCTCCACCTAGAATTACTCCATCAACAATATTACCAGAAATTTTATTAAAATTACCACCTAGAATTGTTGAAAAATATACTTGTGGAGGAATATTAGTTGCAGGTTCATCTATAATTATATTAGATCTTCCTCCAGGAATAACGTTATAATCTCCAATAATTTTATTTTGAATTCCTCCTCCTATGGTATTAACAAGCCCTTTAATATAATTTCCAGTTCCTCCAAATATAGATGAACTTCCCACATCATCAAATCCAATAGAAGATATTCTACCAAATGTAGATTCTCCAAGAACTTTTTTTAGACTTAAATAATTAACTTCAAGATCAGTTATTATATAATCAAATCTTAATCCTGTTAATTTTTGATTTTTACTTTTTAAATCATCAGTTAAAAATTGTTTTGTTTTTAATCCAGATGGACTAAGTTTAATATAAAATGAACCTGTATTATTTAGTATTGATTCTCCTATTATTTTTAAATAATTAGGATAAATAATTAATTGAGTACTTTTCTGTCCAGATAATAATATTTTATCTCCACTATTCGCAGCGAATAACCCAGTAAATGAAAGAGTTTGAGTTCCATAACCTAATGAATATGTTTTTTCTGTTATTGGTAAAAATGTAGAATCACTTATTCCACTTTTAAATAAAGTTGTTGTAAAATTAAGAATAACAGGACCAGAAAAACCAACAGAATTATTTGTGGCTGTAAAATTAAAATCAATAAAATGAGAATTATTTGAACGAAGAATATTTATAATTCCAGACCCAGATTGTCCACTTTGTCCAGAATATCCTTGACTACCAGATGATCCAGTAAACCAAAATACATTACGAGTAGAAGTAGAAAAAGCATTACTACTTGCCCAACCTGTTTGATTAAGTTGATTTGTATAAAATGATATATAATATGGTGTACCAGTAGTATATATAAAATTATAATAATCAACGATTTGTTTATCATTACTTGATCCAGATTCACAATAAACATTTCCAAAAATTCTTACTGGATTTTTTTGAGGCATATTTCTTGTTATTGGAATTAGTCCACTTCCAGAAAGGATAAAATTATCTCCAATTAAATCAGATCTTGATCCACTTAATCTAATAGAATTAATTTCAAAAAATTTATTATTAATATCAATTCCAGTAAATATACCAGTTTGTCCAATATAAAAATTACCTGTTATAGTATGATCAAGTCTCTGATTAGAGAATAAATAAAATCCAGTATCACTTAATCCTGATACTTGAAATCCTGTTGTATAATAATTTCCAGAATAATCTCCTGTGCCAAATATATTATATAAACATATTAAATTAAAATTAGGATCTACATTTTTATTAAATTTATTAGGAAATACAATTGCTTGTCCTTCATTCCATGTAGAAGTTATAAATTTACTAACACCAGTTTTATAAATATTAAATTGTAATGGAGAAGTATTTGAACCTACCCCTGTATTTCTTTCAAATGATCCAGAATAAAGATTTTCTAATGGAACATTTGACCAAGAATCAAGATTGAATACATTTTCGTAAAAAACTCCAGTATAAAATACTTGATTAAATGAATCTTGTACTTTTAAAAATCCAGTAGTTGGTGAGAATACATATTCTTTGTTTTTTTCTTTTAATTTATAGCCTTTTTCTGCTCCATTAATATAAAATATAGCACTTTCACTATCAGATAAGCTTGTAGGAACATTATATCTCAATCCTGTTACTGCATAATCATCAATTCTAAGTTCTCCAATATATCCATTGAATGTATTACATAGAATTCTTTTTAATGTATTCTTAGTAGTATCAGTATCTCCACCAGATTTTAAAATTGTTCCACCAAGAATAATAAAATCAATTTCTGGGTTTATTGGTTGAGCTTGTTTTCCAATATAACTCTTATATCCAGAAGCTACTAAATTTCCATTTATATAATATCTATATTTTGCGGCGGTAGGTAAACTCTCATGAGAGTATACAACATGATTCCAGTTATTAGGAGTTAATGTCATTTTAGATGAAACGCCATATGTTGGTCTTGATATAAAATTATCTAAAGTAGAAAATGCTCTTTCTCCTACTGCAGAATTTGCTCCTGTAGTAAAAGCTCTTCCACTTTCTTCACTAAATACATAATTAATATCTAAATAAGGATAATAAAAATAATCATCAACATATCCATAATTATTCTTTTTATTTAAATCATATGTTTGATCCCATCCATTATATGAACCGAAAAGAAATGCGCCAGTATTAATATATGGATCAGGTGCTGGAGTTGTTACTCCAGGATTTGTAACTAAAGCATAATTTGCTAAAGTAGTTAAACTATCACCACCATAACTTATTCTATTGTATGCTCCTGTTTGAAATACTCCAGGATATACAACGTCTTTATATCCACTTGTTTCAACTATTCCTGCAAATAATCCAAAACTATTAGTACCTGGTACACTTTCATTTGGATAAGTGTTCTCAAGTTCACCTTCATTAAAAGATATAAAAATTTGAGTACTTGCAAAATTTCCAGTAGTGTCTTTTGCATTTTTTTGATTTGCTACTAATGGAGCTTGTGGATAAAGCCAAGCAGAAATACTATAACTAGAATTATTATTTGATACAACATCATTTACAAAATCTTTATTTTTATCTAATGGAATAATAACATGTTTTGCTGTTGTAATTAATTCATGAGTTGTGTATGTTACCGAAGTATCAAAATTATATAATCTTTTTATACCAGTTACGAATGGAGTTTTTTGAAAAGTCCTTGTACCAAGACTATTTGTATAATATAAGTTATTTACGTCTAATATTCCACTACTAAAAGCTGTAATTTGTCCAGGACCTGATATAAATCTTGATTCACGACCAGTAATTAATCCACTAGTCATGGTATTCATATATAAATAATCATAATTAAAATCAGAATTTAAACCTACGCCTGTACTAACATGTAATGTACCAGTTGGCATATTTTGATTTTGATTTAAATCATTAATTGTTTTAAATGAAGTTCCACCAAGAGCTGGACTCCAACCAGAAAATTTAAAATCTCTTATAGAATTTTTTCTAACAGCACTACTTTGATTAATTGCATTAACAAAACTTTTTTCTACATTAATACCAAGATTTCTTGAATTAGCATTTATTCCAGGAATGGTTGCAAAACTATAATAATCATACGATAATAATCTTGGAGGAAGAGATGGAAAGCCTGTATATACATCAAATAATGTACCTAAAAAATTATCATTTTCATAAACATCTAAACTAACTACAGGAGGAAAATAATTTGTATTATAATAATTTCCAACAAATGAAATTTTATCCCATAAAGATATTTGTGATCTAGATAATGATGAAATTTGATCTTTTCCCCAATATAAACTTATATTTTGTTGTATTGGATCTAATATCATTTGATATCCGTCCCAATCAGGAGGATTAGAACTATATATTTGTGGATAACTATCTCCTGTAGAAGGACTTGTATTTGGAAATACTGTTCCTTTTGCAAGCCAATAAAAACTCGAAACATCTTTATTATTAGTATAAAATTCTCCACTGAATTTATCAAATACTCCTGTGGTGCCTAAATTATAATTAATTCTTGCTGATGAAGAATATACATCAAGTGGACCATCTGTTTCACAATAAAAAGGAGATATTAAACCTTTGAATACTCCAGTCTCTTTAATAAGATTTCTTGTACCAACATTAAATTTAATATCTCTTATCGCAGCAGTAGAAGTCGAAACAGAATTTCCAAATGAACCATAACCAAATCCTCTATTAGATTTATTTCTAGTTGTAAATAATGGATCAATATATCCAGTAATTACTTGTTGATATCCCATATCTCCTATACCAAATCTATTTAAATAAACATCAAATTTCCCTGTTTGAAATACGACTTTACCTGTTAAGGGCCAATTATTAATAGTTTGTCCAACATTATTCAATTCTCCTAAAGCACTACTTTGAACTAAAGGAGTTTGACTATCGGCCCAATATATACTAACTTTAGAATCTCTAGGACTGAAATTTATAACATATCCTAAACCTGCAGCATTTCCAGAATTCCCAGTTGGAATATCATTTTCTGGAGTATAAAAATACAAATAAATTCCACTATTTTTATTGGTTGTCCCTATAAATCCAGTATAATATCCTACGAATTCAGTTTGAAATCCTTGAGCAAAATCATTAGATCTAGGTAAAGTATAATTAATTCCAATAGGTCCATTACCAGAAATATATTGAGCAGTATCAATAAGACCACTAATTCTTGCTGTTCTAAATCCACCACTATTTAAAATTTTTCCGATTAATCCGCTATTAATATTTCCAATTGGATATCCATATTTATCTCTTGTTGAATTAATATCAGAACCTGTTCCTGTTACAATATCTATAAAACTATAAACTCCACTTAGTCCTGTAGTAGTTGAACTTAAAATTCCAGTATCATATAAACTATTGAGCACAGGAACCGAATAAGAATAATTTTGATAGTAATATCCTGTACCAATATTATACAAACCACTTCCAGTTAATGTCCCTGCCAAAAGTCCTTGTCCAGTTCCAGCTCCAGATAAACTAATTCCAGATTGTAGAATGACATTTCCATATCCATTTACTACTCCAGATATAGTGCCACTAGCAATACCAGAAAAAACACCAGTATCAAAAGATATTGGATTATCATAATATAAAGAATAATCTTTACTTGTTATACCAGAAATTTTTAAATTTAAAATACTTTGTCTTTTTATTGTTCCAAATGTATCTGCAGAGTATCTTTCACGAAAAATTAATCCACTTGCGTCTATGTCTACTCCTTTTAACTCTAAACTAGTTAAAATACTTAAATTATTATCTGTTCTTGGTTTTATATAGCTAATAGTTTTGTTAAAAATTCCAGATCCAGATAATCCAGTTATAACATCATCAAATAAATAATCAGAAATAGAATTATATCCAGAACCAACACTATCAATATAGTTATTTTTACCTCCAACTATATTTGAATAAGAACCAAATACAAAATTTTCTCTTCCTCCCAAAATATTTGAATCAAAACTTATATAATCTTTTGTTCCTGTAATAATATTCTTACTTCCAGCAGAAATTGCTGCTCTTTGACTTCCAGTAGCTTGATTATTTTCACCAAAGATAAATGTGCTTTGATTATCTTGTAAAATTGTATTATTAGATCCAATAACCATTGAATTATCTGAACCAGTTTCAATTAAATTATTAAAACCAACAACAACAGAATAATTAGATTTTACTTGATTATAAGTATTTTTTACATTTCTAGAAGTTGTAATAACTCCAGATAAAGGACCAACAATATCTAATCCTATTCCATCAAATTTAATATAATTATCATCATTTCCTACTCTAAATTTAGCAAGACCACTATTATAACTGTTATCATACCCTAGGAAAAATCCACTTCCAGTATTAGCGTTAACATCATTAACGCTTTTTATAAATCCACTAAATGTTCCACCTTTTCCTATATTTAAAGAATTAGTAATATTTGATTCTTCTGCAAGTAAAATTTTTGTTGCTGTTGCGTTAAATTCATTAGAAAATTGTATCCAAAATGCTGAACCACTTCCTGTTGTTGCTGGAGGAATTCCAATATTATTTTTTGCTGCATACCAATATTTAGAGCCACTTTGAGTTCCACTTGTTCCAGAAGTTAATCCAAGATCGTAAAAAACTACATCTCGTCTTGAAGCATCACCTATGTATCTAAAATCAGATTTCCAATCTCCTTGATAAATAATTCCTGGAATATCAACTTGTCTTCCAGAGGTGGCATTAATATTAACTTGTAATAACATTCCTTCATCGATACGATCACCATTTAAAGTTCTTATCTTAAAATAATAATTTCCACCACTAACAGGAACTCCAGATATAATATTTTGTCCATTATGACCTATGTTTAATCTATTTAAAAGATCTCCTAATTGGTTATCTGCTCCAAATTCATTAGAAGGATAAACCTCAAAAATATTACAATTTGTATTTGTTTTAATATTATAAGTAAAAGGACGATCCAAACTTACATTAATACTTTTCTCACTAGTAAATATATCAGAATCTTTTGGACGAAAACCGCTAATTCTTGCTGCTAAAAATGATATTGGATTAATATTTAAGGTTTCATATCCTATGCCACTATCATAATAATTATTAAATAAGAATAAACTTCCTCCTCCAACATAATTTCCACCAAGTTTTGCAGAAAATACTGTATATCCAGTAAGATTTCCACTAGTAAAACCAGTAATTTGATTGATATTTTTTGATAAAATCTCTACTTCACCATGACTTAAATTTTTAAATCCAAAAGCATCTTTTAAATTATTTCCGCTGAAAAATATTTGATTTACATTTGTAGCGTTTATTCCAGAAATAATTAATTCACCAGTATTAGAAGTTGTAATATTATTTTTATAATTATATATTGTTGGAAGGACATCGATCTGTTTTGTACTAGATAATATATACTCATCTCCAAATTTATTTCTTTTAATTTTAATTGGACATTGAGGATTTTTTATTTCACGAGGAATCTTTATTTTTAATCCAGTCGCACTTTCTTGTACTTTTATTCCAGAGATGGAATAGTCTCCCGTAATAAATTTATTACCTGTAGAAGATAAGAAAAATATATCTACCCCAGAAAGATTTCCATAATCTCCAGAAACTGTATTTGATGTAAAAAATTCTATTTCATCTAGATACTTAGCAGCTTCCACACCAGAAAGATATCTAAAATTAATATTTTTTTCGTCTAGTTTTGTGCTAGCAATTAATTTATTATCTGTATTTGAAGAACGGATAAGAAAACCCGTATTTGCAAAATCTAAAGAAAATATTTTTACTTCTGATGTTTTAAAATTATTTGGTAAAGTAAATGTTGCAGATGTTCCATTTGAATTGATAGTGATATCTGGTCTTAAAATTTTAGAATTTTCTAAATCAATATAATTAATTCTTTGTAAATATTTTCCAGAAATAGATATAACAGAACCTGTGCCTAATAAAATATCATTAGGATAAAAACCTGAAGCAAAAATATTAGGATAATTAACGTTAAGTATTTGATCGCTTTTATCAACACCGAATGATCCAGATATAGTAATATAATCTGTTTCTGAAAGATTAGGTATAAGAAAATTAATTCCTGTATCGTTGAATTTGTTAAAAGATACTTCTTTTGCGCCAAGAAAAACTTTATTAACAAATGAGAAATTTTTTCCAGATAATGTAACAATTTGTTCATCAACATTTCCAGTTAATGGTTCAAAACCATAAATAATTGGTACACCTACAGCATTAAATCCAGTAAAGATTGTAGCTTCATCATTTTTAAATCTTAAATTTTCTATAATTCCACTATGCAAACCATTAATATTTTTAGGAACTTTAAACTCTATAAATTGTATATTTCCTGTATTTTCGTATTTATCATAAAATATACTAATCGTTCCAGTTTCAGTTGTATTAGAATTTGATAAAGGTATGTTATATCTTAAAGGTACAGATTCATCAATAACTGTAAATAATCCAGAATTTATTATTGATATTTCATATAATGATCCAGATATTCCAGTAGAAGTAATTTCAAAAACTCCACTAGAAGTTGAATTAAATAGTTTTTTACCAGTTAAAGAGTATCTTGTACCAATTTGATATCCTGTTCCTGCTTCATCTGCTAATATTGATGAAATTGAATATAAACCTGTATCTTGTTCTGGAGTATATCTTACTCCAGAATTATTTATTAATTGAAAATTAGTTAAAGGATAAAAATTTGCACCACTAATTCTTATATAATCAGAAGATGTTCCAGAAATTTTATCTAATCCACTAAAAGAAGGTGCACCAATTATTTTTAAATTTATAAAATTTTCTGATATACCAGAATTATTATATAAATATATACCATAATTTGAAGGAGTAATTTCTTGAGGTATTGTGAAGCTAACAACGTTTTCTGTAGATGTATTATTTAATCCACTATAATAGTAAAAATCTAAAGAAGAATCATAAATATTTCTACCAGAAATTTGATTAATATTATATTTAAAGTTTTTACCAGATATATATATCGTATCTCCAGTCTTTGCAATTAAATTAGGAGAGGTAATTCTTGGCGGTGAACTTAATAATTTAAAATAACCTGTAAAAGCCATTAGAACAAATCTCCTTTTTCCGTAATAACCTGAACAGCATAATTACCAGGAGGATTATCCACAGCAGGTATTATACCGCTAATAGTATTTACATCTAAAATAAAAGCATTTATTCTTAAATTATTATCATTTTCAAGATATATATTATCAGAGTATTTTAAGTTAATATTAGTTGAATTATACCCAGTTCCATCTAAAAGTATTGGTTTTTTAAAGCTTTTACCTAAAACTTTAAAAGGTTGTCCAGTTACAATAGATTCTGGTTCTAAACCTGTTATTTTTGGGGTTTCTACTATTTTTAAATTAGTTTCATTATTATTATCAAATAATCCTTTAATTTTTATTGGACCATTTATATAGTTTTCTGTATAGGGTAATTCGAATGATAGATTATTTTTATTTCTTTTATTAATATTATTAACATTTACGTATTCATATATAGAATCTAAACTACCAGTAAAAAGATAAGTTTTTTTATAAAAACTACTTGCTCCATTATATTCAAATGTAGATAAATTTGCATCAGGATTAATTATTGTGCAGTAATTAATTTTTATTGAATCTCCAGTTCTATAAGGTAAAAATGTTTTAAAAGAGTTTTTTTGTAAATTATTTATGCTATATCTATATCCTGTAGTATTTAATCCTCCGCTATATTCGATGCTAGTCAAGATAAATGGATTAAATAAATAATCATTTGTAAAATTAATTTTTGTTTCAGTTTCAATAGATGGCATTTGAATGCCAGAAGAATTATATGTGGCTTTATCAAAATAAAATCCAGAAGATATATTATTGATTAATAAACAATTCAAAGACAGATCATAGTTTAAATTTTTGTTAAAATTAATATAGAACCCAGAAGAAGATTTTCCAGAAATATAAGAATAATAATCTTTTTCTTTTCCAGTAAATGCTAAAGAATAAAATGGAGAATATCCTCCGCTAGAAATTCCTGTTGGTTTAAATCCGCTAGGTAAATTTATAAAATAAGAATTATATCCAGAAAATAATCCAGTTGTAAATGATTGGAGATTGTTATCTCCAGAAATACTTTTAAATGTAAAAGTATGATTTTCGTAAAATGTTTGATCTAATCCTGTACCTCTTAAAAATATAGGTTTTCCGCTAACATAATCAAATGGTCTTAGGTCTACTATATTAAAATAACTATTTTCTTTGTCTTTATTAACAATTTGATTCAAAGAGATATCACAATTTAATGGATTTAGAGAGGTTTGAACAACGAAATCATTAGAATTTAACATTTGTTTTACTGTTCTATTTCCAATAGTATTTATAATAAAAGTTGGAGTAGGAATTACATTTGTTGTCGCAGCTGCTCCTGGAACAATTAAAGAAAGATTTTGACTATTAAAATTATTTGATCCTACAGCAAATATATATTCTATATCATCAAATAATGGTACTGTTGCGACTTGTATTCCTGTTATAAAATTAAAACTAATACCTTTTAAATTTATTACATCACCAGATGAACCAATAATTGGATCAACAGAATTAACATCAGAAACAGGATAAAATGGCGATTTATTATCTGATATAAAAGATTCATTAGAAGCTAAAAATTTATTATATATTGATTGTAAATATTCTCCGCTGTTTTTCAAAACTAAATATTGAACTTTTATTGAATCATTATTTACAATATTTTTAGATAAACCAAAATAAAAACCAGTTTCATTTATCTCGTAAATTTTTGAAACATAAAAATTCTTATTAGAATTATTAGAATTTACTGCAATATTAGTTAATATTTGGACATCTTTATCTAATTGAATATTTCCAGGGTATTTAATACCAAAATATGTTCCAGATCCAGTTATATCATAATAATTTGCAAAATGATATCCAGAGTTAAAAATACATAAACCTGTTTTATAGACACCAATATTTAAAGTTATATCTTCGTTAAGATAATCTGTGAAATTAAGATAAAATCCATTAGGCGAAAAACCAGAAACAAAATTACCATAAAATCCATCACCAGTATTAATTTGATCAATAATACTAATATATGGATCAGATATATTTTGTAATAAAGGAATAAAATAATTAAACTGACCATTGTTAATTCCTGTTTGATATACTTGAAATTGACCACTATTTATTTGACCTGTATATAAAGTAGAAATAAAATTGACTGCTTCATTTCTAAAAGGATTTTTACTTAATTCTACTACAAAATTATTAACTCCTGTATTTTTTATTTTATAAAGATATATAGAATCTTTACTGTAAATATTTTGTTGATATACGTTTGATAAATTTATATATTTTTGATTTTGACCTAATTCAATTTTAAATTTTGGTTCTATACCTGTTGCAAAAATAACATCTGGTCCTCTTAATGGAAAAAATGTTTGATTTGTTATTTCAATAAATCCTGTATTTGGATTATCTGGCACAGTAAAAGATAAAGAATTTTGACTAATTTTTTGAAATTGACAAATATCATTTTCTAAAAAAACCGTATTTACATAATCTAAATTTTGTCCTGTTATTCTGATAATATCTTTAGCATGACCTGTTTGGGTTAATACTCCAATTAGAAATGGTTTTGGTGGAGAGAATCTAAATGAACCTGTATAATATGATATTGCCATTTTATGCTAAAGATGTAATACTTATTTTTACATCTAGTCCTTTTTGTAATCTTGGAACCGTAGCATTAATTAAATTATTATTAATAACAGTAAAATTTGCATGAGTATCGTCAAAAAATACATCTGTGACATAATTAAAATTTTTACCAATTAATTTTACAATATCTCCTGCTGTTCCTGTGGTTGGAGATATACTTTCTATTAAAACTTCAGGAATAAGATTGAACTGTCTGATTGTAATTTCTGAAGTTAAAACATCATCTGTACGTCCTTGAAAATTTTTTCTTGTTAAAAATCCCGTACATGTATAAGACTCTTGAATTGATGTTTCTGTAAAAGACTTTAAACTCAATGCGATTGCAACTCGCTGTCCAGAGATTTTAATTTCTGGATTGAAATTATTAAAATTTAACGTCATTGTACTTTGCTTTAATCCAAAAACGCATCTTTGCTCAGATTCATCTCCTATATGAACTTCTGGAGTTATATCTGCATCATAAGTAAAATTAGCATTTAAAATATCTCCAGTAATAAATTCATTATTAAAATTATTTATTGATACTCCATCTATATGTAATAAATTTTTATCTAAATTATTTTCATTAAAAACTGGAGAAAAATTTCCAGTTGGGGCTTTAAAAAAATTAATTGTAGCATTTGATACAATTGGAGAATGTGGTGAAAATCTTACATTTAAACCTTTTAAATAACCAGTTTGTTTTATACCTCCAAAATCGAAACTAAGTGGTCCATCTAAAGGTATTAAATTTTTAATCGGATCTTCACCAGTTATATTGTAAGAAAAACTTAAATTTCCTTGAATTGGTGCTGTTGGCGTTATCTTATCTGCATGTCTTTGTCCTACTTCAATATATGGTGTAATTTGAGCTTCATACGAAAGTTGTGCTTCCAAAGTTGAAATTTCTTGGTCATTTATTTTAATTAAAAGATTTTTGGAAGTATAAAACATGATTAATAATATTGGTTAATTGTTTTTGTAGTTTTAACAATATCATCTAAACTAGATTCTAATGTACTATTATTAATAAATGCATCTGGCATTTCTATTGTAAAACTTCCAGTATCTAAAAGTCCAGATAAATTAATTTTCATAGGAACATTTTCACCTGTATAAACCAATTTATTAAATATATTTTCAGTCATAACAACTGTTTCTTGTGCGCGAACAGGTTTTACCTCTACAGGTTCTCTTTTACCTAAAGTATAAATAGGATTTAAATTAGCAGCAAATGTATAACTGAAATTATAAGTATCATTTGTTCCTATAGTTTTACCAGAAATTAAATTTGTTCTTGAGCTATGAGCTATGCTACTAGCAGAAGCAGAATTTGGATTTATTTTAGTATCTATATTTCCAGATAATTGATTATATGTTATATATGTAGCTTGGGCAGTAATAACATTATTAGGTTCAATTTTTACAGCATAATTATTTAAATAACATGAATAACCAGTTATTCCTGCCAAAGCAATTGTGATTCCGTTATAATTTGTAGGAGCAGAAATAAAGTTTTTAATTTCACTTACAGTATTAAAAGCTGGATCGCCAGTAGGATTAATTAAATATTGTATTTGGAAAGTGCTATTGCTTGGACCTGTAGTAACTTGTTGTCTAAAAGGTTTTCTTTTTCCTAAAGTGTAAACTGGACCTAAAGCGATCTCAGTATTTATATTAGCAGATACAGCTAAAATACCTGTATTATTAATACTTATTTCACATTGATCATAATATATTCTTGCCATTTTCCTTACTCCTTTATCCGTATATAAATTACACTATCTATTAATAATACTTGTATATGTTAGTTTCATCAATGCACTTCCATCTACATCCATATTTAAGTCTTCAGAAGTTAAAAGAGCATTATTGACTTTGAAAGAATTTACTAAAGTACTAGAGTTATTTTTTCTTAAATTAATAACAAAATCATATGCATTTTTCTTCCTTGGAAAATCAAATATATTTTTAGCTTTATATGTACCTAAAGATATACTAAATGATACAGTTAAAGTTATAGGATATTGTAATTTTACTTCTACGGGTTTTATTTGAGATACATCAAAAATTGGTAATCTTGTGCATTTTATATTTAAATTTAAATTGTTTATTTTTTCTGTTTCTAACTCTGGAAATACAATCTCTAAGTCTCCAGGATTAACTATATTTAATTGAGATTCATCCATAGTAAAGCTTAATGGATTACTTATTCCACTTCCAAAATCACTATAAATATTCCATTTAGCATTAATAGTAGGAATAGAGCCAATATTACATTCAAATGTATAATCTGATAGGTATCCACTATTCATAATAAATTGATTATTGCCATATTCTATTCTTAAATTGGCTCCATCTTCACCAATATAATTAATATAAGGATCAGAGTTTATGAATAAATTTGTAACATCTAAAGCGCCAATATATCCTCCAATAGGAGCGAATTCTGCGGTAGTATCTGTACATCCTAAATATTTAATTGGTGCAGCTGGAGATTGATAACTAGAAGCTATATTCTGAACACCAGTTATAGGCTCATTATTTAAATAAAATCTATTAAATTCTCTTGTAAATCTTGAAAGCATTTTCCTTATACCTTGGTATAAATTACACCCCTTTAAGTGTAAATAGTATAAAGGAAAAAGGTTTATGGCATCAGTATACGATAATATCCTTAATTGGAGCGTCATTAATATAGGCACTTTTATTGCAAAACATGAAGTAATTAAATATCATGGATATTTTTGGTATTCATTACAAGACCATGTAAAAGCGTCAGAAAATGAACCTGATACAGCAAATGGAGCAATTTATTGGGGTGGCGTGACCACATTACAAAATGGATTAAAATTACCTTTATTTGTATGGACTCCTTCTTATACTTCAACTATTCAACATAAACCAGATGTTAAAACCATTAGATTTGGAAATGGTTATGAGCAAAGAATTACTCAAAGTTTAAATTCAGATTTAAAAACATTACAGTTCAATTTTGATCAAAGAACAGAGCAAGAAGCAAAAGCTATTTTACATTTTTTAATAGAAAAAGGAGCAAAAAAATCTTTTGCATATAGTCCACCCAATATTTACGCTGATACAACTTACAAAACAAGATATGTTTGTAGAGAATGGGAAACAAATTTTGCTTTTAAAGATAACTATGGTATTAAAGCTAAATTCGAAGAGACATCTGGTTAATTTATATGCCTGATATAATTTCACCCGAAGAATATTTTATACAATTATTAGAATCTCAAAGAGATATAAATACTCATATTCATTCTCTTGAACCATCAACTCCAATTTACTTATTTGAAATAGATTTAACAGATATAAAACCTGCCACTAAAGATTATGGTAATCTTTCTGGTCCAATTAAAAAAGGTATTCTACGAATTCATAATGATTTTAATTTATTCAATATAAATCGAGGAATCATTATTTTTGGTAAAGATATAGATGGTAGTCCTAATTATTATTTTCCATTTCCAGTTTATGGTGAACAATTTGATATAACTTCTAATGGAACAATTCCTGCTCCAAAATTAAAAATATCAAGTCAATTTTTAGATGATGAATATAATTCATTTTTTAAATATTTAAGAATGCAAATAAATGAATTAAAAGATCTTGCTGGCGCGAAAGTAACTAGAAGAAAAACATTTGCTAGATATTTGCCTGGAGATAATTTTGTTGGAGGAGTTAATCCTTTTCAAGATTTAATTGATGTACCTTGGGCTTCTAGAGATGGAGATGTTCTTTCTGTTAGAACAACTAAAAACATTCCAACAAATTCATTAGTATGGGCAATATATTATCCAGAAATATCTTTAGCTTCTAATTTTGCAGACGTAAGTAATAAAGCGATTTTTACTTCACCAAAAACAGATGATGGTTTAGAAATTTATGGAGGAATAAAACAAAATTTTTATACAAATTCTTCAGATCATTTTAAATTAACTTATTCAAATGACCTTAATAATGCTCTGAATTTAAACGAAATATTCTCTTCTAATGTTTTTATATTTGATGCAAAAAAATCAAATATTAATTATTTTTTCACCAATAATAATTATTTAAAAAATATATATGATAATAATTATTTAAAATATGTAGTAAACAAAAAATATATTTCTGGAAAAAATTTAGTTACAGAATCTTCTAATATAGAAAGCATTTCTTTTGAAACAAATATTGGTTTAAACTCTGGAGAATTAAATCATTTTATATCAATTAGAGAAAGATTTGAAAATTTAAAAGATTTTTCTTATAGTAAATTCATTTCTGCAGATTATACTGGCGCAGAAATTTTATTTTCTGAATCTATTAAAAATCCAGTAGATTTATTTGCATTATCAATTAATACAGGTTTTTTTACAGGATTAAATCCTGTTTCTAAAGAAACAGTAAATTTTGTTAGTTTAAAAAATAATTATAATTTTGGTGCAGCAACTTCTGGAGATATTAATATAACTTTGCCAATTTCTTTTAATACAAATCCAAAAATTATTTTTAACGCTCAATCTAATGGAAATAATGAATTCTTTAATTATAAAGTATCTAATATTTCTTCTACAGGATTAAAATTAACATGCTATAATACTGGTAATTTAAATACTCCATTAAATACTCAATACTATCAAATTTTAATGACAGATTATATCATTGAAGAAGGAATTCCTAGTGGCGTACCCCAAATATTCAATACAGTAAACAATTTAGGAGGAGATATATTAAATATTGATGTAAGAAATATTTTTGCTAATGAATTAGAACTAACTCCAGATATTTACTATATTGATAGAAAAGCTCAAGAGGATAAATCTAGTATTACTTATGATCTTGCCTCTCTGCTTGATGTAGAAGGAGTAAAGTTGCCTTCAAGATTATTATTATCTAAAAATTGTCCATTTGCATATAGAGGAGAAGGATGTTTATATGAATATGGTTCAACAAATGTTAAACCAGGAAGATTAACTAAAATTCATTCTGGAATTTATGGAGAAGTAATTGGAAATTGTAATCGGTCAACATCTGAAAATAGTTCAATGTCAGTTACTCCAATTGAAGAATATCAAAAAGCAAAAGGAATAAAATTCGCACCACCTGTCGCAGATGAAAATGATAAAACATTTTTAAAATTAGAAAATTCAATTCATAACCTTGAATATCATTTCGCTGGACTTACAGAATTAAAAGATAAAGAATATTGGTCAATTAATGCTACAGGATATAACATTGGTGATTTTGTATATGTTCAAAAAAATTATATTAACTATTATTTTGTTTGCAGAACTAATCATCAACCAAGTTCTTTAAATGCTCCTCCAAATACTGGATATTGGATTGCTGATACATGTTCTAAAACATTAAATGGTTGTAGATTAAGATGGAAAAATAATCCAAATTTTCCTGAATCAAAAATTTCTGGAGTAGGAATATTCACAGGAATATCAAGTCAAAATTTAAGTCTTGTAGAATCAAGAGATCTAATTTTTAAAGAAACAGTTCAAGCTCCATTAGATGTAGATGGAAATCAATTAATTGGAATTTTGCCTTTTGGAGGATTTCCATCTGTACAAGGTAAATATAATTCTCAACAAGCACAAGAATAATTTTAAATGAATAACATAGAATTTGATAAAAAAATTAAATATCAAATAAAAAAAGAATGTTTAAAAAATAAAATTGAAGAATCTTGTGGTTTAATATTTTTTGATGAAAAAAAATATGAATTTGATATATATCCTTCTAAAAATATAGCAAAAAATAAGAATAATTTTTTTGAAATTTCTCCACGAGAATACTTAAAATGCTCTTTAAATTATAAAATAATAGGTTGTTATCATTCTCATATAGATGAAAATATTGAATTTAGTGAATTTGATAAAATAAATAGTAATAAAAATAATTTAATATATGTTCTTTATAATATTAAATATGATAAATTTAATATTTACTATGCAAATACAAAAAAGAATAATTATATTGGTAGACCATATATAACTCAAATTTCAGATTGTTTCAGTTTAGTCCAAGATTATTTAAAAAATGAAGCAGGAATTAATATTTGGTTTCCAGATGGAATGTCATATCCTAAATCTTTAAAAGATATTAAAGGAGTATATCATAATAATTTTGAAGAGCAGGGATTTTTGCAGTTAGATAAAAATACTAAATTAAAAAAATATGATGGAATTATGGTTACATATCCAAATATATCAGAAGAATACCCATCTCATTGTGCTATTTATCTCGAAAATGACACGATTTTGCATCAACCTTATAATTCTTTTTCTTGTGTAACTATATATGATAATTTGCTGAAAAAATATACATCATATATTTTAAGGCATAGGAGCAAGGTTTAATATGGTAAAGGTTAGATTACATGGTGATATAGGCGAAAAACTTGGTAAAGAATGGAATTTACAAGTTGATAGCGTTGCAGAAGCTTTTCAAGCTATTGATGTAAATACTGGTAAATTTACTAAATATTTTATAAGCAAAGTAGAAGAAGATGCAAAATATGAAATACTAATAAATCAAAGAGACCTTTGGATGCCTGACTTTGAAAAACTTCCAGAAAAATATCAAGATTTAAAAAAAGAACATATTGAAAATTTATATAAATCAGAAGCTTTTATGAATTTTAGTAATGGGCTGCAAACAATAGATGTTGTTCCTATTATTGAAGGAGCTGGTGGTGGTGGTGGAGGAGGCAAAAGTGGTGGATCTAAAGGTGGAGGAGGCAAAAGTGGTGGTAAAGGATTTTTTGCTATATTTTTAGCGTTAGTAGTTGGAATATTTGCTCCTGGGATAGGATTAAGCATTGCAATTCCAGCAATTATAGGTTTGTTAGCTTTAGGAGTATCTATGTTAATGATGAAACCACCTCCTATGGTGAGTCCGCAAAGTATAGCTAATCCTTCTGCAGATTTTGAAGCGTCTCCTAGTCAAGGTGGAGAACCATCTTATTTATTTAATGGTCCAGTCAATACTCAAGGAGAGGGTGGACCTGTTCCAATTGGATATGGTAGATTGATTATTGGAAGCCATCAAGTATTTTCTTCTTATGATCAATTATATCGTATTCAATCTAGAACTAATATTTATTCAAACGGATCTCCACCAGCAGACGCGGGGCAAAGAAATTTCCCAGGACAAAGTTATACATTCGATCTAAAAGGCAAAGCTTTACAACTTAGAGATATTGTTGGAAATTCATTAGAAAGAAGTTCATTAGGAAGTAAATAAAATGGCGAGAAAATGTAAAAATTGCGATCCAAATAAATATATTGACGGAATAGCATGGAGAGGCGCTAATGGACATGATTTTTCTAATATATATTCTTATAATGATATTGGAGAACCTACTGATTTAGGCATCTCAGCTAATGTTGCTGATATGGTTGACGCCTATAATCCAATTTTTACAGCAAGTCCAGGAGCAGGATTAGCAAAAGTTCAAAATGAACCAGCTTATATAAGAGGTATAGATAGAAATGCGGGTTTTTGGTTTATATGGGATTTTACAAAAGGAATGACTGCATTTGGTACTCCAAATGATACTGTAACTACAGCTAAAATTTCTAATTTTCATATAGATTATACAAATTTATCACCCGATGTAAGTAAATATGATGGTGATGGAAATTTAGTTGGCTTAATACAAGCAGAATATATTAAAAATTCTGGTTCTAAAGATATAATTATAACAACAAAAGATACAGATAATATAGGTTATAAAAATCATAATCTCTATCTTGAAGAAAACAATATTTTGGGAATTTGTTTTGATCAAAATGGAGTTGGATATTATACATCTCCAGAATCTAATTTAATATATAAATTAAATAAAAATGATACTCCATTTATTTTTGCTGGATATAATGGACTTATTGGTACAGGGGTAGGCTCAACATATGTAAGATCAAATACTCGCGCTTGGACATCAAGTACAACAGCTTTTAATCATCCAAGAGGAATTTGTATAAAAACTGGAGATAATAGTATTTATGTTGCAGATACAAATAATCATAGAATTTGTAAAATAACTCAAACAACACAAACAATTTCAAATGTTTTATATTATAGAACTGATACAACTATTTTAGCTGGTTTATCAGAAGAATCTGGGTCAAATGATGGTGTACAAACTAATGCTAGATTTAATAAACCTAATAGCGTTATTATTGATTATAGTGGAAATAATTTATATATTGCAGATACAGAAAATCATACTATTCGTAGAATTACTTTATCTGGCGTAGCAGGTCAAGTTACAACAATAGCTGGAAAAGCAGGAGAATTTGGAACAGGAGATGCTATTAATGGCACAGGAGCTAGATTTCATTTTCCAAGAGGATTAACGTTAGCAAATGGAACAGGATTATATATTGCAGATACAAATAATCATACTATTAGAGTAATAGATTTAAATCCAAATTTAAATTTTCCTGTTAGTACTATTGCTGGAACAGCTTGCCAACCAAATTATTTAGATCACACAGGGTCAAGTGCTAGGTTTAATTATCCAGTAAGTTTATGTACAGAAAGTGGAAGTTTATCTTTCAATAATCATACAGGAATTTTTATAGCTGATAGAAAAAATCATTGTATTAGAAAATTAAATTTAAATACAAAAGAAGTGACTACATTTGTTGGTAAAGGTCAAGAATCAAGTAATAGTTTTAACATAACTAATAACGCATATGGATCATATGCACAAAATGGACAAACAATTACTTTAACGATTAATAATCATGGTTATGTTCAAAATAAAGATAGAAATGACATTGGAACTGAGATATTTTTACAATTTATTAATGGTTCAGCAAAAAGTGATTATTATCTTATTTTAAGTATTCTAGATGGAAATAGATTTACAGTAGGATCAACAGTATCTCAAGTAACTTCTGGAAATGTATATATATCATCAACAAGATCTTTAAAATTAAATAGACCTTCAGCTTTAGCAGAAGATAATTCTAAAAATTTATATATTTTTCATTTTACAAATAATTCTAATGTAAATTTTTTAAGAAAAATCTCTGGAAAAAATATTGAATTTAATAATATAACTTATAATCAACCTGCAGCAACATATATAGATTTTACATTAAATAATCATAATTTATCAAATGGTGATAAAGTTTATATAAGATTTAAAACAGGTACACCAACAATAGGTAATGGTACTTATGAGATTACTTATCTAACAAATAATACATTTAGGATTTCAAACATAAAAAAAGGAACTACAAGTGGTACAGCAGAAATAATTAAAACAATATATAATGTACCTACAACAATAAGTGATAAAAATATAAGTATTTTAAATGCGGCAGATTATTTATCAAAAGATACATCTTCTTCTATATATTTTGATCCAAAGGATGGTCTTTTATCTTCAAGATATGCAAAAATTAAAAGCATAATAGATAAAAGAAGTTTTATAATTGAAGATGATATAATTGCTCCATATACAATTGGAGGAAGTAATACAAAAGCTAAATTAAATTTTGCTTCTCAAGTGATTACAAATTCATTGGCTGTAAAATATGAATATAATGGATTTATTGGTTTTAAAGAAAGTAGTGATGTTAATGTTGCCCCTAATGATTTGTTAAAATTTAATGAATTTAATCCTATATCAACACTTAGTTATTTAACTAAAAAACAAATATTAAAAGTAGGTTACTATACTGGAAACATAATTTCAACTACTTTAAGTAACACAAAACCTTTATATTCTCAACAAAGTACAACAATAGTTGTAAAAGATTCATTAGATAATGATCCAATTTTTGTTACTAGTTCTCCAATTTTAGTGGCCTTTAAAGGACAATTATCTTATTATCAATTTAAAACTAATATTAAAAATGGTCCATGGTACATAGAACTATCGGAAACAACAAAAGATATTTTAAATAAATTAGGTTTAACATATAACGATGATGATCAAAGTATAAGTGGTTTAATTTCTGATGATATTCAAAATGAAGTTAATGGAAGTCTTGTTGATTTTATAATATATAATGATGATCGTAGTCGTGGACAGGAAATAACTTTTAAACTTTTAATAGTTTCTGGAGAGCAATCTTCAAATAAAAAATTAAAATCTAAACCAGTTATAGATGCTCCTTCTTATATTTATAATTATACATTTGATCCATCTGCGAAATCAACAAGTAATGCTGTAGATCTTTCTTTGGCAAATTTTACTAATATGGATGGAAAAGAAGCAGATGAAAAAAAATTCTATAATATATCTTCATTTCCCTCTAATTCATTTTTTAATGGATTAACTTTTAATGCATCAACTTGTAAATTAACAGGTAAATTAAATCATGCAGGTAGAGGAATATTAAAAGTTTGTGCAGCAAATACTCAAGGCAAAAGTGATGATATATACATAGTATTTAATGTCGCGCCATATTCATATAATGATGCATCTGTTGGGAATGCCTTTCCTTTAAGCATAAAATTACCAGTTGCATCTACTGAAAATATAGGAAAAAATATAATATCAATTAAATTTAGAACATATGGGGATGAAATTTTTGAATTTAAAAAAATAACTAATGATGAAGCTGCTTATATAATTGATCCAAAAAAAGGAAATGGAAGACCTCAAACTATACCAACAAGAGATTTTACATTTAGTCCAAATGATAAATCAGATACTTATAAAAAAGGTAAAGATATGGATTTTGTAGAATTTCGTCCAAGTACAAATTTAACAAATGAAAGTAAATTTTGGATGTATGTAGAAGATCCAACAGTAAATACATTAAATAATAACGGAACTAGACCAGAAGTAGCTATTAATGTTGAAGGCGCATATTCTATAACAGATGGATTTAGTCCATTTGTTGATGCTTTAGGTAATACATGTTATAAACCAGATCCTAATTCATTTGGACCTGTATCTACTCCAATATATCAAGATTTAAATTTAATTGCGACAAATTTAGTTAAAACTTCATTTAGCGCTAATCCAATTGATAATTTACCAACAATTCAAATACAAATAAATGGAGGAGCGAATATAAGTCCAGAATATCAAATTTATTTCTTTGCCATTGGTGGAGGAGCAACATTAACAAAAGTAGGAAATGAAGCTAATAAAACATTAAGTAAATCTAGTTTACCAAAATATCCATTAGGTATTCCAAATTCACGAGGAACATATCTTTTTTATATTAGATTTGCAGATACTTGTACTTTTAATACAGAGATTAGAAAAAGTGCATATGATTATACTCCAATAGTTTTATATGTTGGCACATATACTCAAAGAGCAGGAGATGTATATCAATGCGTTCATTATGTTCCTCCTAAGCAGTATGGCACAAGGTGTTTTCCAAAAGATACAAAAATATTTACTCCTAATGGATGGAAAAATATTCAAGATTTTCAAATTGAAGATAAAATATATGCATGTGATGAAAATCAAAATATTCAAATTTCAAAAGTTGTAAAAGTATTAGATCATGATTTGATACCAGATAAAGTATACAAAGTATTATTAGAAAATGGAAAAATTATCCGTTCTAATATGGAGCATCCATTTTTAACTGATAATAATCTATATGTTCCTTTAAAGAAATTAAAAGCAGGAGATCATTTAATAACTTTTAACAAAAAGAAAATTAAAATTTTAGATATAATTTATGATACAGAAGAGCCTGTTTATAATTTAGAAGTAGAAAAATATCATACTTATATTGCAGAAGGAATATTTGTACATAATATGGGTGGTTATGGTTATTATAATGGTGGAGAAGTTACAGATGAAAGAACAGCTAGATATCTTGGATATGTTCCTGAATATTATAACTATACTCTTGTTAACTCTGCAATACCAGGAAATTGTGATAAACTAATATCTCAAATTGGCGCTTCAAAAACAATAAATGGATATGGATTTAGATATACAAATACATTTTTAGAATCTAAAGATATTGGTATTACAACTCTTTCAAATATTAGCGTATTAGACGTATTAAGTGAAGGCCCAATTGAGGGAATAACAGATTACGAAATTAAACCAAATCAATGTAGCGAAGATAATAGAAGAGATTATCCAGAACAATGTCCACAAATTGGAGATATTGGTTGGTCAAAAAAAGGTGTTCAAGTAAATAAATATCCAGGAATAAGTTCATTTATAAGATCAATATATTGGAATGAAACACCATTAGCCGATGATACATATAGCGATGGATCAAAAGGATCTTTAAATTTTGATTTCATAAAAATAAAATTTGATAATGCAGATAAAGCTCCTCAACACACTCACGCGCAAAATTTAAAAGAAATTAATATTAGTGAAGATTTAAATACTCAAAAAATTGGAAATGGAATACCTTTAGAAAATATTTACATATTCTCAAATGATGGAGCTGTCGTTTCTTCAGAAGCAAAAATTCCAAAATTATTGACTTTAACAAAAACAATCGGTCAGAGGATTTTTGGTAAAAGAGTATTTAAAGATGGAACATCAAGAACATATAAAAAATCTTTTAATATTTTAACTCAAGATCTTTATGGATTAAGATTCCATATAAAAATTTCAGCATTAAGTAAAACTATTGTTGATTTAACTATTTGGGAGTCTTTTGATTCAGCAGAAAATAATGCTACTAGTGGAAGAATAGATAGACTTGGTGCATATTTTAATCTTAAATTAAAAAAAATAAATCGTGGCACAAATAATGAAGGACAAGTTGTTGAAACCGTAACATATCAAAAAAATGGTCAAACTTTTGATTATTGGAGAATTAATTGTATAGGTAAAATTCTTAAAGGTGGTTATATAGAAACTTTTGAATGGTTAGGATTAGATAAAATTGTAGATAAAAATACTATTGGTTGGGAAGTAGAAATTGAAGCATTACATGAAGAGTCTGTTGATGCAAATATATTGATAGAATGTGGTGCAGATTCTATTACAGAAATCTATCAAGATCGTTTAATATTTCCACATACAGCTTCTGTTTTAAGCACTTTTGATGCAAGATATTTTACATCTATTCCTCAAAGATATTATGATGTAAGATTATTAAAAGTGAAAATTCCAAGTAATTATAATCCTTTTAGTAAAACATATTCTGGAACTTGGGATGGAACTTTTAAAATTGGCTGGACTGATAATCCTGCTTGGTGTTTTTATGATTTAGTAACGAATAATAGATTTGGATTAGGAAAATATGTAAATTCTAAATTTATTGATAAATGGACTTTATATGATATTAGTAAATATTGTGATCAATTAGTAAGCGATGGTAGAGGAGGATTAGAACCAAGATTTACATGTAATATTCTAATTAGTACTAGAGAAGATGCTTATAAAGTAATAAATGATATGGCTAGTATTTTTAGAGCAATTGTTTATTATAATGCAGGATTAATATTCACTTCTCAAGACAAACCAAAAGAACCAATTTATTTATTCAATAATTCAAATATTAAAAATGGCGAATTTACTTATAATGATACAAGCAAACGAGTTAGAAGAAACGTTATTTTAGTTCGTTATAATAACAAAGATAACTTTTTTAAACCTGCGGTTAAATACATAGAAAATAGAGAAGGTTTAATTAGATTTGGTATACGAGAAATGGATGTGACTGCTTTTGGATGCACAAGTGAAGGTCAAGCTGAAAGATTAGGAAGATGGACTTTATTATCAGAAAATCTTGAAGCAGAAATTGTTATATTTGAAACGAGTTTACCTGCTTTATACTTAAAACCAGGAGATGTTATTCTTGTGCAAGATGAAAATAGACAAAATAAAATTCTTGGCGGAAGAGCTCTTGATTTAAATAAAAATTATGCTGTTTTAGATTTAAAATATCAAAATATTACTGGATATAAGAACGTTATTAGTGGATGTAAATTTAATGTATTGACTCCTGCAGGAAATATTGAAGTAGGAACGCCTTCTGGAGATAAAGCAACAGAACTATATATGCAAAATACTAGTGGTATATCAATACCACTTAATATTAATGGACAAACAACAACAGTCAATCAAATTGATGAAAATCTATTAAGAAGAAGTCAAGTACAGCATAGAGATTTAGGATTATCTTTAAATGGTCCAAATTTCTTTGATTTTGTATCAGAAGAAACAGGAATTAATTACTCTGGTTTTACTAGAATTAATTTATCAAGTTTTCCTCTAGATGATAGTCAGCATACTTTATTAAAAAATACAGTTTGGACATTAGAAGTAGATCCAAATTTTTATAACTATATAAATAGTCCTAGTGTTAGTGGTATTTCTACTACTGGAATTTATCCTGGAGCATCACTAGAACCATATATGGATAAAACACAAAAATTTAGAATTCTTGATTTAGAAGAAAAAGAGGATTATTTGTATAAAATAACTGCGCTTCAATATAATGAAGATAAGTTCTCATTAACAGATAATATTTAATATGTCATTATTTTATCCACCAGATCCAAATATAGAATCAGATTTAATAAATGTAACAAAATTTATTAAGGGATTTAGATTTAAAATTAATCCTATATCAAATACTGGCGATATTAAAAAATATAATTTTTACGCAAAAGAATATACAATATCCACAAGACCTAACTCTAATGAAACAAATTATTTAATAAACAGTATACCATATTCTAAACAAGAGCAATATTATTATTATGTTCCTAAAACGGAAGGATTTTATGAAATTGCTATTTTTACAGAAAGTCCTTTGGGTTATGAATCTACAGGACTTTTAGTAACAGGAAAAATAGAACAACAAAATTTCATAAAAGAAATAAATATAAAAAATATAAATTATTATGATGGCGTATCTGGCAAAATGGTTTATGCTACTGGAAATGAAATATCCTTAACTACAGATAAAACTATATTTGGTTGGGAATATGATTTTATTGCTGAATCTTCCGAAGAAGTTAGAAAATATACGCCAGAAGTAAAAACTTTTAATTTTCAATCATATTTAGATACAACTATAAATTTTGTAGATAGATTTATTTATAATGATAATAATAATTTATTTTTAGATTCAACATCATTAAGAAAAACAGATAATGATATTAGACTAAGAAATAGTCCACATTTAACTGTTAATGAATTTTCAATTTTTGAACCTACAGAAAATATAACAACAATTTATAATCAAAATGATGAACAAATTCCTTCGATTAATAGTAGGTATACATCATTAAATTATGATGAAAATTTTCTAGCTTATGGTAATAAACATATTAAATATATTGAAGGCCAATATAATGATGGAAGTTTTATTTATAATCAAGATTTGCAAAGTCAAGGTGAATTTATAAGCGGTCAGCTTTTAAGAACTGGGATATCAAATCAAGAAATGAAAAGTTATATTCCAGTATATGATATCGGATATTATAATAATTATTATACTGTTATAGAAGCAATAGATCATTTAGGAAATTCTTCTGCAGGAGGAAATATAAACGATTTAATTACTGGAGGTTCAGTATTAAATAATTATTCAAATGAAAATGGATATAAAATATTTAAAATAAATCATAAACAAATAAATGAAGAAAGAATAAAAGAATTATTTAAAAATTACTATAGAGAAGGCGATAATGGAATAGTTTTTGAATTTAAAAATGGACTTCCAGAAGATGAATTAATTGATGGAATTATTTTATTTCCAGAAAAATATACAAATAACATAAATGACTCTAATCAGCAAAAATATCAAGATGTTGCTATTCTTATAGATAATTTATCTCAAGCTTCTCTATTAGCAGAACAAAGTAAAAATCATTCATTGACTGTTTCTGATAATCAAATTGGATTAAATTATACATTAAAAACGTATTTAAATAAAAATAGTATTTTATGTAATGACAATATATTTCGTGTTAAATTATATTATTTAAATCGTTTGGAAACATCAGCTTTAAATTTTTATTTAAATTATGTACCATCATCTTATACAAATAATCATATTCTTGGATTTTTAGAAAATACATCTCTTATAGATAAGTATATATATTTAAATAAATTTATTAAAAAAAGAGAAAATTATGAATCTACTATAGCAGCTAGTTATCAAGGAATAGTCTATTTCTTTACTCCAGAAAGTTATTCTTATATTTCTTGGCCAGATAGTGATTATGTTAAAAATAATTTAAATAATCAAGGAGCCAGAATGCTTGATTTTTATAAAGATGGCATCGCATTTGGTCCACAATTTTTTAACTATTTTCCAAGATCTCAAGCTTTAATTACTGGCGGATATCCTAGTGATAATAAATATAGATCTACATATAGATGTTTAGATAGTTATAAATATGGATCTTCTGTATTAGATCCAATAAATGATTATCCAGAAGATGTTCCTACTGGTATTTATGTTCCAAATCCTTCGTTTTTAGGGGTATATGATCCAGGAAATATTGGAGATCAAGAATCTCCATCAACACCAGATTTTAAAAATATTGGAAATGATTTAAAATTATTTTCATCAAAAAATATATATTCTATTAAAGTAATTAGTGTGGGTATACAAGGAAATGATACATACTCAATAATTGAATTTGTTTTAGATATTCCAGATGCAGAAGACTTTATAGTTCAAGGCATATCTGGTACAGATTCTATATTAGAAAAAGGAATTAAAGAAATTAATGGAATAAATTATCACTATTTTATAGCAAAATTTATATCTTCTTGTGGAATTGAAAATGATCCTATATTAAATGGAGAACAAATTGATGCAAAAAATATTGTAGATTCTAAAAAAATGATATCTTTTATTGTATATCCAACTAAGATGAAAATAGTAAAAGATTTAGAAGATGAACCAGATTTTGGTGATTTTTATTTATTATGCTCTAATCTTACAAAAAATGAATTTGTTGCTATAAAACAATGTCCACCAGATTTATTGAAAATATCAAATGGAACAGATTGCGTGAAAAGTTGTTGTGCATCTCAAAATGATGTTATTAATTCAAGAGCACCAAAAAATCAATTTTATATTTTAAGTAGATACATAGCAAATCAAAGTAATGAATTTTTAGATTATGGTAAAATTATAGAAGCAAAAAAACAAGTTTTAGGTTCTACCAGTTGGTTTTTTGATACAAAATCTTATAGTTTAACAAATCACCTTTATACATATCAAAAACCAACCCGTCAAGATCAATATTTACATTTAATTTTAGCTTTTTATCCAGAACATGAAGTAACTATTCATAAAATATTAATATTTATGAAACAAACTAATAATTTAAGCATTAGCTCTAATGAATGGGCTGGTTCAGATATTATTGAGCAACATATGTTCAATGAAATAGTTAAAGAATATCCAATTCAACTATATTTGCCTACATTTAATTATTCTAATAAAAATAGCCAATTATATCAAGATATAATTAATAAATACAATGAATGGGTTAAAAATCAACAAACTTTTGCTATAAGGGTAGTCATTATAGATAAAAGTGGTGATCAAAAAGAGCAAACCTTTGTATTTCAACATCAATAATTAACGGCCAAGATCTCGTCCTTTAGAGCCTTGATATAGTACTCCACCAGGTCTTTGCTCTTCTACTATTACTTTCAATACTTGAGATTTTAATAATTCAGACAAAGCTCTGGAACGTTCTAATGACTTTCTTGCTTTTTCTGAATCGTTTCCATTTCCACCTTGTTGATCTGTTGTATTTTGATCAGTAGTTTCACTAGTTCCACCTTTATTATCAACATTTACATTAATAGTAATATTATTAGTTAATCCATTTGAGCTAGTCTTATCAGTTGTCGTACTTTGTTGTTCTGTTTGAGATTTAATTCCTTGAGTTTGTTCTTCAATATTTTTATTTAAAGAATCAAGAGATTTTACTAGCTTTGTAAATGAATCAGAAAATTGAGCTTTATTTCCACCATCATTTTGTTGTGTTTCACTTGCAGTAGAAGGAAGTCCTGTACCAACTGGACCACCATCAGCAAAAGCATTAACTTGCCCTCTATTTAAACGATCAAAAAATGGTTGCCCCATTCTGTCTACAATATCTTTACGAATTACATATTCTCCACCCATTAACATAGCAGGAACATCATCTTTATATGATGATCCACCAAAGATAGGTCCACCAGTTGCTCTACTTGCCCAACTTGGAGTAGCTCCTAATCTACTACCTGCACTAAAATAAGTAGGTGATGCTGAAGCGACTCCTGTTCCATAAGTGACTGCACTACCACCAAAAGGAGAATTAGAAAATGCATATGCACCTAAAGTAGTAGGAGTCATAGGGAAATTAAATGATGATAAACTACTTAAAGATGTTCCTGCTCCAAGACCTAAATAACTCATATAATTATTGAAACCTGTTCTTCCAAAAGAATTAAAATAATTTTCTCCATTTCCAAAAAATGGAGCAAATCTATTTAAATAACTTGGAATTTGAGGATTTAATGATAATGGATTACGTGCAAGACCTACTTGGTCATATAAACTTCCTGGAGTTACAGTTTGAGGAGCTTGATTACTTGGTAATGCAAGAGTAGGAGTATTAGCGTCTTCTCCAAGAACTTGTTTTCCTAAAGGAGTTAATTCTCCAGTTCTTTGATCTCTCCATCCCATTTCTATTTCATATGGAATTGTCCCTTGTGTTGGTCCTAATGAAGGAGGAGTTAAAAATTCTGTTGCTGGAGCAAAAGCAGCACCTTTAAGCATGCCTGCCCCAAAACTTTTTAGACCACTTAAAGATCTACTTAATAATGAAGGTTTTAATGCTCCACTCTGTGCGTATTTCAAAATATTAGCAGCTTCACCAGGAGCAACTAATTGTTTAGGCATTAATTGTTCAAATGTCTGCGCTCCTTTTCCTGCTATACTATTATATGATTTTAATATTTGTCCAGCTTCTGCAGGATTAACCAACTGTTTTGGCATAAGTTTTTCAAAAGAATTTAATGCGCCTGCATTTTTTATACTATTAAACATATATGCAGGCTGTGATGTAAGCGGTCTCATTCCTGATGCTGTTCCCATAGCTCCAAGATCTGCTATTTTAGAAAGTCCAAGAAAACCACCAAGTGTAGAGATTGGAACTCCAATATTGTTTTGATTTGAAGCTATTTGAGGACTTGCTTTTATATTTTGAGCTAAATTTTTAAATTCTGGTACAGATAATGAGCTAAAAAATTCTTGTTCTCTTTCATATCTATTTGTTAAACCTTTTCCAAACAAATCCCACCATTTTCCTGTTACTGTTCTTCCTTTAATAACTGTACTATCTATTTTGTTTCCATATATTGCTTTATCATATTCTAATCTTTTTTGTCTTAACATAGATTGAAAAAGTAATGGGTCCATTGTATTAATTTTATTGATTGTAGATTGTGTTAATTTACCACTTTCTTTAATTGATTGTCCTGCTACCGAATTTAAAATTGCTTGTGCACCGCCTTCTCCTCTCATGTGAGCCATGCTCATAACTGCTGCTTGAACTCCAGGATCTTTAAAATTCAAAGCACCAGCATTAGTTGCTCTTTCAGTAAGAAGTTGACCAACTAAACCTTTTGTTACTGGACTATCAGATCCAAATTTATTAACCATCATTTGAATTTCTTTAAATTGTCTTGTTCCAGCTCTAAAACCAAAATATTCTCTTATTCCTGATTGTATACCAGTTCTTCCTTCAGATCTCATAATACTATTAATAACAGCTTGAGATAATTCAACTCCACCACCCATCTTATATCCTTTAACTATTCCTCCATTTGCAAATCCTCTTCCAAAACTAACACTTCCAACATTTAATGGTTGTGGTTGAATTACTCCAGCAGCAGGAATAACTGCAGCAGGTTGTACAAGATATGGATTAATTGCATTTGGATTTTGAGTAAATGTTCCAAATCCTAAACCCGCAGCAAATGGATTCACGCCACCATATAATCCTACATTTGCACCTGCTCCTGCACCATAATAAGTTGGTTGAATTCCTCCTCCTCCACCTCCCATACCAAAACCATATCCGCCGTATCCAGGAGCTCCAAGTGCTCCTAATCCTGGAGATGTAACAGAATAATTATTTATACTGCCTTGAATACTTTGTGTTAAGCTTTTTTGAAATTCTTTTTGTTGATATGGATTCATTCCTACAGTTGTTTGTCCACCTCCTCCACCAAAAAGACCCATAATTGGATTAATAAGTCTTTCTCCAACACCTTGAAATATTGATCCAATTCCAGCAGCGCTAAATATTCCTCCAGAAGCAGCAGCTCCTCCAGTAGCAGCTCCTCCAATAGCATTACCAAATGTTCCACCAAGTAATCCTCCAATACCACCAGCCGCACCAAATGCACTTAACCCCACACTAAGTAAACCTCCTATAAAACCTTGAGTTACTTGGCGATTATAAGCAGATTGATTTGCAGCATTAATTCTATCTGCTTCTTCTTGAGCTTGTTTTCTTTGCTCTTCAACTTGACGCATACTTTCGTTATAACTAGTTTTAAAACTTGATACATTTTGTTGGTAACCAAGTAATTCATTAAATTTTTCAGTTCTTAACTGATTCATTGGATTATTTTCATCAGTTATAGCTCTTGAGCTTAACATATCTGATATATTAAATACTCCTTTGATATCAGGAACATTACCTAATTGTTCTGGACCAGTAATAGTTCTTTTAAATGCTTCTGGAGTATATCCTCCCATAAGAAGATCTCCTCCTGGACCATAAAGATCGTATTGATTAGCTAATGTACTAGATACTGATCCTCCTCCAGCATAACCTCTAACCATACCTCCACGATTCAACATATCTAGCATGCCTTTGCCATATTTATTAACAGCATTTTTTCTTAAAACATATTCTCCACCTGTCAACATAGCTGGTACATCATCACGAACTCCACTTCCACCTTGAACATGACCACCATAACTATATTTTTTAATTATACCACCCTTTGCTTTACCCATTCCACCAAAAATAGAATTAAATATTCCTCCTAATAAACCACTACCATTATCTGATGTTCCACCATATCCACCTCCACCTGTTAATCCACCAAGTAAACTTCTCATTCCTATACTAAATTGTTCTTTGATAATTTGTTGAGATATATTTAATAACATACTTTGGAAAGCTTCATCTGCTGTCTTTGTTCCATCAACAAATGCGCCAAATGCATCTTCAAATCCAGTTTGTATATTCTCTGCAAGACTAGAAAAAGATTGATTTAATCTTTCAACAGTTGTTTGACCATTTTCGCCAAAACTATCCATAAAAGATTGGACAGGTTGAAAAATACCTTGGGCATTACGTGACTCCATTTTTCTTGAAGCGATATCTTTAGATGTTAAAGATTTTGCTTGTTCTTTTAATAAAATATCTTCTTTAATTGCTCCTAATCGTTTTTCTTTTTCTGTTGCGCTGATCAATCCAGAATTAAAATCATTAATAATAATTGTTGCTCGTTGGAGATAATCTGTTATCATTTGAGTAGCTTTTGATGTGTCATTTGTCTCTAATCCAAAAGCCATAATTGCATCTGTTGTAGATTTAATTGCTTCATCTTGTTTGGCTTTTGTTATCTCTGGAGATTCTAAAATTCCTTTTGCGTTAAATCCAGTTAAATCTAAAGGTTTTCCAGTTGTTACTGCTGCACTTAAAATTCTTTGTATATCTGATAATGATTGTGGACCAATTGGCTTGCCAGATTTTTGATCTTGATTAATTGTTCGTGCGATTTCTTTGATATTTATTACTCCATCTAATAATTGACGATTATTAGATAGTAATTGAACTAATTGATCTCTAAGTTCTGGGGGAATTTTTGGTAAAGCAGACTCTATTGCTGTTTTTAAACTGTCTTTACTATTGGTTTCTTTAATTAATTTTAATTGCTCTAACGAAAGGTCTTTAAATAATGGTTCTATTGCACTTTTTACTTGAGATTCTGCTGCTAAACCTTGAATTCCGCCCTGACCAAGTTGTTTAAATACCTTATCTTTTTCTAATTGAGCTAAAGTTAAAACGGATTGTCGATTTATAGCTTCTTGTTGAGCTTTTCCTAACGCCATGTTTAAAATTGCTTGTGCTTCAGGTTTATTTCCTTCTTTAACAAACGCTAAATATTGATCTCGTACAGACTTATCTAATTTAGATAAGCCTTCTGCAAGTTTTTCATTTTCTTTAGCAATTAATTCTGCTTGTGTTTTTGGATCTTTAACTCCTCCAAAATCTCCAGCTTGAAAACGATCTAAATTTTCTGTTGCAGAATTAATATTCTGCACAGCGAAGGTCATATCATTTAATTTTTGTTTTGCAGTATCTAAACTTAAAGTATAGTCTATTGTTTTATCATTAAATGCTGACCAAACTTTAGTACCTGCACTTATTGTACCAACTATTCCTCCTACAGCTGTCCCGATTGGTCCAAAAAGACTACCAATAGAAGCATAAGATGCAATATCTCCAATTCCAGAAGCTGCTGCAGAAACAGTTCTACCTCCACGAGATGTTTGTCCACCAGGTATGAAATTTCCAATTGTTTCTGCAACTATTGGTGCAGCAAAAGATGCTACTAAGGCTTTTGATTCTAAACCTTTACTTATTTTACCAAATGTTGTATTTTCAAATTTTGTATTTAAATTACTGATTCCACCAATAGCAGACCCAATAAAACCTTTAGAAGATACCTCTTGTCTAGCTGCTAATGTTTTACTTATTGAAGTTTCAGCTTCTGCTAGTTTTTTTCCAGCTACGCCAGTATATGACTGTAATCTATTTGAAATTTGTTTTGTAGCTTGATCTACATCTAAAGATCCTTTATCAAAACTTCTTGTAATTTTATCTATAGCTCTTTGTAATTGGGCGCTTGATTGATCAGACACTCCTCCAGCTAATGAAGTTCCAGAAATTGTTGGTCTGACCATTTGAGTTAATGATCCAGCAGGACCAACATATTTACCATAAGTACTCATAACAGCTTGTCTTATTGGCAACATATTTGGTACAAAACCTTGATTTGCAAATAAACCTTGTGCTATTTTAGAATTTTTAATTGCATTTCCAATTCCTTCTGGATGATCTCTCATTACTGCTGCAAAATTTGGTTGAGTTTTTCCATCTCTAACATACAATCCAAGTCCAGGTTTAAAATCTAATACTCCTCTTCCACCCATCTTTCCTTCAGTACTTAAAGCTTTATCTAATGGAGAGAAGTTTGGAATAAAACCTCGACTTTTAAATTTACCTGATCTTACATATGCAGCTTCTGCACCAGAAAGCTTTTCATATCCTTTTTTAGTGAATTCTTTTTGAAGCAGAGATTGAGTTTTTTTAGCTCTTATCGTATCTTGTGCAGAAAATTTTTCTCCAGAAGCTGTTGAAATTTTTCCTGCCATACTATTTAAATTTCCCTCAGAAAGAGAATTCTTTAAGTCTGCTAAATAAGTACTCCCAAACCCACCATAAGGTAATTGAAATTTTTGTTGGATATCAGATAATTCAGATTTATTTAAATCAAAATTAGCTGTTTCACTTAAAGATAAAGAACTAATTGAAGATTTTATTCCAGCTTCAAAAACTTGACCTAGACTACTTTCTACAGCACTACGACTTAAATTAGAAGCTATATTAGTTTTAAATCTTGTTGTATCTATAATTTTTGGTTGAGTAATTAATTGTTTAAAATAATCTGAAGATATATTTATTAAATTTTGACGAACAGTCTCGTATAAATTTTCATTTATATCAAAATTACCTCCAGGAAATGGATATGTAATAAAACCATATTTATTTCCACCTGATATTCCAACAGCTTTTCCTGGCACATTTTGACTAAATGAAGGATATAAAGCTCCATAACGATCTACTGATCTACTATTTACAATATTTCCTTTTTTTGTAGCTCTTGTATACCCGTCAGAAGCGTCCGCCTCTTCTGAAGCTTTAAACTGTTTAGATAGAGCTTTTCGATCCGTTGATTTTACAGCAACATAAGGATACCTTTCTTTAGTTCGTTCTCCTGCAAAATTAGGAATAAATCCACTACTAGCATAAGGATCAATACCATATTTATCTTTAAACTTTTGTTTATAAGCTTTTCCTGCATCGCTATTAGCTGGTGGCATAATTCCAGGTTGAGATAATCCAGAAAATTGTTTTACTGTTTCTGCATCATTATAAGTTACTCTTCCATAATTTGGAATATTCATAGAGCGTACTTGACCTGGCATATATCCACCTGCTATTGCTCCCATTATCTCACGATTTGCATTAAAGTTTGGAATAAATCCTTGACTTTTAGCTCGTGTAGTCGTTATGACTCCTTTTTCTGCTGTAACACCTCTAGATATTAGTCCTTGAGTTAATGTTGTTGCAATAGCTGTAGATTGTTTACGCGCTTGAGCCTGAGCCTCAATAATAGTTAGAATATCTTTTTCAACTTGTAATAAAGAAATTTGTTTATTTAAAATATTTTGTACTAGCGCAGGATTTTGAGATAATATACTGTTAATTCTTTCTTGAATTTGAGCTTGAGTTTGAGCTTCTCTATTTAGACCTAATACTGTTTTGATTGCATCACTTGTAAATTTACCTAAATTAAGAAATATTTTTCCAAATACTCCAATTAATAATGCAAGCCCTGGGCCAGATATAAAAGAACCAATTCCTTCAAAAATACCTTTTCCTATTTTACTACCAATACTATCACCTTTAACATCAAAACCTTCTAATGCAGTATTTAAACCTCCTAATACTTTTTCTATTGCAGGTTGAAAACTTAAAGCTCCAATTTCACTTCCAACTTTAGTTAAATTAGCTAAAGTTCTATTTAATAAAGCTGCAAGAGTTTTATTTAATTCTTGATTTCTTACAATAGCTTCATTACTAGCATTAGTTGAAATTTTTAAAGCATTTCCATAAACAGAATACTCTCTACTTAAATCTCCTAAAGCAGCTTTTAAAACGTTAATTTGGAAAACTCCACCAACTAGTTCCGCAACTTGAGATTTTTGAGCATCTGCTAATCCATCAAATTTTTGAGCAAGACCTGTTAAGATTTGAATTGCTGGAGCTGTATTTCCTTGTAAATCTCTTACAGCAACACCTAAAGATTCTAATTGATTAAGAACTTCTGGTCTTTGAACTCTTGTAAAAATAGTCTTTAATGAATTTCCAATTACTGCACCACCTCTAGCGGTTGTTTGATTAACGCTTGCAACAATAGCAAGTAATTCATCAAAATTTACTCCAACATCTTGAGCAGAACTACCTACTCGTTTTAAAGCTTCTGCAAGATCAGCAGAACTAACAGCAAAAGCAGCATCAACACTAGCTAATTTATTGACTATTTGAGTTGAATCTAATGCAGAATTATTAAATGAATTAATAGAAGCAGTAAGAGCTTCTACGCTAGAAGCAGCATCTAATCCAGAAAGACGAGCTAAAATAAGTGCATCACTTGTTCTTTTTAACGTTTGTTCTACGCTTAAACCTTGACGAGCAAGTTCACCTGCTGCAGTAGCAACAGTTGAAAATGCCTGACCACTATTTCTTGCTATCTCAAAAAGCTGATCACTAAATTGTCCTAAAGTTTTTGAGCTTGCGCCTAAAATAACATTAATATCTGTTAAAGATTTTTGTACATCTATTGTGCTTCCAATTAAAGCTGTAAAAGCTCGTTGTACATTATATATTGCTCCAGCAGATGCACCGAATGCGATAACACGAGCATTAGATGCATCTAATGATTTTTGAAACTCATTTGCTGCTCCTGTTATACGTCCAAGGGGTTGAGTAAATGATTTAGCATTTATACCTGCACCAAGATTAAATCCTCTACTTTCAAGCCTTTTTAAGGCTGCGGATACATCCCTCTCCATTCTAGAGGTATCTACTGATAAGCCAATCTGTGCCTCACCTATATTTTGAGCCATAGTTCCTTTTTCCTATTATAAATTACACATTTATTGGAAAAATATTAGGCTAAAGGATATAATATTCTTTTCTTATAATCCGTGCAACTTCATTAGATCTTCCATATTTAATTTTCCGCCTTTTTTAGCAGCTTCTTTGGCTAAATCAATGTCTGATCCTTTATCTTCTGTTTTTACTCCTAAACGTTTTAAATCTTCATAAGAAGCGCCCACAATGGAAGTGGCAACATTATCTTTTTGAGCAACTTTACTATTTTTATTAAGTATATCTTCGACATTTTTAGAACCTTCAAACCATTCTATAAGACCTTCTGGATCTTGCATTAAATATTGAGGAGGTTTAGTTTTTGCATTAGTTAATATATTTTTAAAATATCGTCCATAACTAAATAATTCAATTTGATAAAAACTTAATTCAACAAGAGGCTTTCCATAAAAAATAAAAGGATCATCTTTGCTAAGTTGAAAAATATTAGAAAAATGGCCCATTAAACTTATTTTTTTTAGATTATGATCGCTGAATTTATTAGTTACTTCGTTATAATTTTTAATTAATAAAATAATTTCATTATTATCTAACTCTTCATAATCAGATTCTTTAAAAAAGCGCTCTTTTAAAAATTCGTCTTTAAACAAAGAAACATACATATAATATTCATTAATCTTTTTAAATGTATAATCCTCGACAGTAAATCCTATTAGATCTTTTCTTTCATGTTTAAGAGCTTTTAATTCAGCATCATTTTTATCTATTTCTTTATTAATTTGATCAATTTGAGATTTGATAAAAAGTTTACTTTTAGTAACTTTTAAATTATTAACAAATTTTTCTAATTCAATTATTCTTTTATTTTTGCTTTCTTGCCAAAGATCTTCTTTTATTAAATATGCTTCTTGCTCTTTTTCTGTAGGCAAACCCATGCTTTTTGCCTTTTCAGTAAATTGCTGATTATAAATATCAATATCCGCAGAATCTTGATTATTAATGTGCTTAAAAAATAAAGTACCAATACCTTCGATATTCTTTTTTGAATATCCTTTGATTATTTCAGAAAAAATAATCTTTAGGTTTGTATTGATCATTCATTCGTATCTGCTTTAGACTCTGTTGGTATAGTAGTTTCTAGTGTTGCCGCAGCAAGTTTTTCAAACTCTTCTTGAGAAGATGCACGGCCTACGTACCAAAAGCTTACAAAATAAGCAAGTTTTCTGCATGCAAGAGATTCAAAATCAGAACCATTCTCTTCCATATTATCGTAGATTCTTATTTTATTTTCATAAGTTCCATCACCAAAGAATGGATTTTCTTCGCCTTTTTCATCAACAGTATAAGCTAATTGTAATACCCACCAAAGAATGGTTTTATTTCTAGCTCTATTTTCAGCAGTTTGATCAAAAAGACTAGCTTGCGCTGTTTCAAAATCTTGAATTTGAGTTCTTAATTCTGTCAGTTCTGCAATGACTTGTTTATATCTAGCTTTCTCTTCTTCAGTTCTTTCAGATTCATCTTTAATGCTTAATTTTTGAAATTCATTTTGTCTTTCAAAAAGTGCTACATAAAGAGTTGCATATACGTTCTTCTCTTCTTCACTAAGAACTCCACCATCATTTGTAAATCTTTTAGATAGCAAAGCTCTTGTTAAAAGACCAGCTTTAATTCCTTCTGATAAACGAACACCATAAAATAATTCAGCTTCATCAAAAAGTGCTCTAGTTGGTTTACGAAGAAAAAGTTTTACTTGTTCTTTTTTCTTAATTTTTTTAGTAGTTTTTATTTCTTCGCCTTTTTCATTTTTAGAAATCTCAATCTCTTCGACTTCAATCTCTTTTGGTACTGTGAATTCAAATAGTTTTTTCATTATTCCTTATTCCTTTCTATTGAATCTATGTATTTCTTTATTTTTTTAAATTGAACTCGACCACCTAATAAGTGAATAAAGCTATTGCGCTTTTCTTGAGTCCAATTATCATAAACATTTGTTAAAAATTTTGGATTTGTTACTACTTCAAAAGTAGGTTTAATAATTCCATATTCTCTTAAAGATCTTTGTATAGATTGAAGATCTAAATTACCTTTAATAACATCTTCTTCTCTATATTTTAAAATAACTTTTTTCATTGTTTTAAATTAAAATCAAATTTAGAAATATCTTCTTCGACTTCTCTTATTGTATCGTTGCCATAATCAAGAACTCTTTTTCTAAATTTTTGATATGCTTCATCAGACATATTATACTTTGAATTATCAATATCTTCAAGAATAAATAAAAATTGTTTATATAAATTAGTTATTTTTCTACGAAGTTGAAATACAACATATTCCTTAATAGGATCGCCTTTTTCCATAGATTTACCTTTGACCTTTTACCTTACTATATATTACACCAAAAAAATACCCCGCCAAGATTAAACTTAGCGGGGTACTTTATATCTTTAACTATTCTGTATATTAGTCTTTTAATCCACTCATGAATAGTCCGATACTTGATTGACTTGGACCTCCAATTTGAGTAGAGAAGTTTAGTGTTACTGCTTTGTTAGCACCGATGGAGCTTGAGAATTCTTGACTATCTAATTTTGCTCCTTCAACTTTGTAGATCATGTGATCTGTGCCACTTGTTGGATGTTTTAGAGTGACTTGTAGATCGTAGGTTCTATCTGCAGTGATAATATCAGCTAGAGTACCAGTTGTTAGCTCACCAAGTTCTGCTTGGATTTGCATGTTAACTGTAACTGGGAAGTTGATTTCTCTTGCGAAAGCAAACTTACTTCCGAGTTTTTGTAGTGGGGTACGAGCTAGATCAAAACTGATTGTATAACTTTGAATTTTTGCATCAGTAATTGTAGCACCACCTGATGGTTGATCTAGAGTAAAATTAATATCTCCTGGGCGCAAAGCACTTACTCCACCTTGAGCAATAGAACTTACTGCTGTAGGTAGTGCATATTTTTTACTTGTAATTTTTGCACCATTACTTGGGGTAACAGCTGGAATATAATTTCCAGTTACTCCAGCATCAAATTGCATATTAAGACCTTCAACATTAACAGTAGCTGTTGGGAAATTGCCAACAGAAGCTTCTGTAGAATATGAGGTGATAAATCCGTTTCCAATAGCAATAACGTTTTGGTTAGCTGCACCAGTTCCGATTGAAAGTGCATCACTTCCTTCTGCTACTGTACGAATGAAATAATTTCTTTCATCTGCGGTTTTGTTAAGAATTCCAGAAATACATGTTACATCAGTACTATCTAAAGGACCAAAACCTAAAGATTCTTCATTACCAAAACTATTTAAAATATAGCTGAAATCAAGAGAAACTGTAGGAGATTCTAAGATTACGCGATCAATAGCTCCAAGTTCACCGAATTGATTAACATCTTGACGAGCGATGTTAAAGCTGTAATTTGCACTTTGAACTCTGTGCAATTGATTAACTAAATTGTTTCCTGTATTTCCAGCTGAAAAGTGATCTCCTGTTGCTGGACTTGGTCCTGCGTAAAGAGCTTCTGATTGATAAATAATTCTATTTCTTGGCATATTAAAATCTCCTATATTTACTTTATTTACACTTATTTTTTGATATTTTGCTTATTTTTTATATTATGATCTTGGATATCTATATATTTCAAGCTCAAAATCAATAAAAGATGATATTGCATCTGGATTAAGATCTTGATATTGACTTCTATTAACCACATTTTTGCTAACATATATATTTTTTATATATGCGCTATTAACAGTTCCTGCTCTGCCTGTGGTAAGAAGATCATAATTATAACTAAATTTTAACCCATTTAAACTATTAAATGGCATCTCATTTGGTTGAATAAGAGGAATATATGTGCGAACAACATCTTTAAATATGGTTGTTACTGCATCCATACTATATATAGAATCAGAAATCACTATAGCTCGTACATTAATATTTGTGCTATCTAAACCTCCAAAAGCTAATGGTTCATTATTACCACCATTATTTTTAAGATAAATTGCTGGATAAGTTTGAGCATTAATAGGTAATCCTGTAGGATTTTCTGTTGTTTTTGGGTTTAAATTGAATTTTGTTTCAAATAATATCTTTTCTTCGTTTTCATTAGTCAAATATATACCATAATCTTTCACAGCATAATTGCCACTTATAGTTGGATTATTTAGTTCTGAATTAAAGTAAAGTTGTCCTTGATCTGCGTTAATTGCTACTAAACCACTTTGACCAGTTCTAATAAAATTATTATTTAAATAAACTCCACTAATAATATTAACTCCAGTTATAGATTCATCTCTTATTAAATTTTTAAAAGGTGCACCATAAGTATAATAACCATTAAATATATTTGTAATAGGATAAAATTCACTATTATAATTGCTAAAGGCTTCGCCTTTTTTAATCAATGTATGATCAAACCAAAGCATCATACTACTCATTAAAATATTTTCAAATTGAGCTTTCATACATTAAATTTTGCATTGACTTTTGAATAAAATTTTTTCAAAATTGTAGAAATATATGGGGTAGGTTTAAATGAACCAGTGCGAATTTCTGATTCTGTTTGAAGCCCAGTACTAGAACGGCTACCTTTAAGATATTTTTTAAATATATAGTAGCTAAATCCAGAAATACCTTTTTCAACGCCACGAACCCAACTGCGACCACCTTCAAATGGCATAGGTGTTACAGATTCAATTTCGTTTAAAGTTGGTCCTGATACAGGAAACGTAATTTTTAAATCTTTGCCATTTACAGAAATTGTAGGTTTATTTTCAACTTTTGTGTCATTTATTAATATATCTTTTATAATTTCTGTTGGATTGCTTCCTTCATCAAATCCAATATAACTAAAAAGATTTCCATCTCCAGCGAGAGTATTTGAAATATTAGCTGCTTCTGGACCATTATCAATTTCTTTTGTAACTGAATGATTCTCAAAATCATTAATCATTTCTTGCTTGCTTTTTTCAACATATTCTTCTACAAGTTGTTTAACTTGTTCACGAATAACTTTTACAACTGCTGGATTAGTTGATATTGTTTTAGATAAATCATTTTTATTTAATTTAAATTTCATTATGATGCTGCCTCTAGAAAAAATACAAAATACTCTGCTGTAATAAATCTTTTCATTGTATCATCTGTTATAACATTATATGGTTTTCCATCAACCATAACTTTTTCTGTTTTACCATTTTTCATTATGAAATCTCTAGCTTCTTTTTCAACTTTTATTTTAATAACCCCTTTACTGACGCGGCTTTTTAATTCTGGTAATAATTCAAGATCTTGTTTTGGATTATATTTTATTTTTGCTTCAAAAACTCCACTTACAGGAATATAGGTAATATTTTGTTTAATCGCTGCTTCACCATATCCAGGAAGACTATTAGTAGATAATTGATTAATAATTTTTTTTGGTTCTTTGTATACTGTTATTGGTCTAGAGAATGTATCAAAAAGATCTCCCATAACTCCAGTTGCATTTGCAATTTCTATATCTGTTAATAAACTTGGCATTATGTGATAGACCTATTATATATAGTACCATTTTTAACTTCGCCAGGATAAAGACCAGGAACTGTATCGTCTCCAGCGACTTGTAATGGTTTAGCTTCATTAAGATTATAGTTCTTGGTTAAAACAGTAAGTTCGTCATTTATTTGCTTTCTAAGCATTGCATATGTTTTTGCCATTTCATTTTTATTAATTTTTGTTACTGAACTGCCTTCATCACTAATGCTTATAACGCTATCTTGAGTTGCAGCATATAATGCATTACGAAATAATCTTTCATAGTAATGAATGCTATATATCATTTTGAATATGCTTTTTTCTACATTTCCAAATAGATCAGTGTCTTCAGAAGCAACCTCTAATGTTGCATCGTCTATATAAAATTTTTTATTTATCATGATATTAAGATCACCAATATTGCTTCTAAGCCAATAAGCTATAGAAGGTATACTAACATCAACTGGTTCACCTAATTCGTCATATAATTCTGTAGCTAGATCTACTATTTTATAGGTCATAATACATATTACACTATATAATATATATTATAATCAAATTATAAGGTATTTTAATTTAAATACTTCCATCTTAGTCCAAGTGCCAACTGATTAATTGTATCTGTATCTTGTGATATTGTTTGATCTCCAGTTCTAGCTACTTTTACATAATAATTTCCTGCTTTAGTATATCTAACATCTGCATCAGTTTGATTGATGTAAATTGGATTGTTTAGTATCATATAAATATATTACACTTTAGTTATGGTAAACCTAAATCTTGGCCAAGGGTGGTTTTATAAAGCGAATGAAAATTCGATATGATAGAGTCGCAATTTGGCGTAATAATTGCAAAAAAAGAAGATGTCATGGGATTTGCTTGTTCAATACTTCCGTTATTCCACCTTCCATTAAGAACCATTTTTGTAATAGTTGTAGATTCATCTGTTGGATATGAACTCTGTACTCCAATAGTTGATGCAGACAGATTCCTAACATTAAAAACTGAGTTTCTTTTATAAGAACCACACAACGCAACAAAAGAGGATGAACTACTTAATCCATTACTAATAGTTGAAGTAGTAGAATAGGTAGATGGTTGTCCAACGCCCATCAGAAGTCCATTACCTGCAGTTGCGTTGCCAAGGGCGAGAGATGATGTATAGTAAAAAGATGGATGATAAACCCCTCCAATATAAGGAAATGAACTATATGTTGTTCCGTTTCCTTTCGCTACAACAAAGAGAGTGATATCCTTTGGTGTATTTGTTAGGTCAGATAACATATACTCAGTTGAACCAGAAAAGAAAATTCCATCTGGCCCCCAACTTCCTCCTGTTTTTATCGCATTTGATGTCTGTAATCCGCCTAAACTGTAAATAGTGTTTGCGCTTCCAGCATTTTGATTTGCTCTTAATGGCCAGCAGACCATATTTGCCCATAAACCCATTTTTTTAATCGAAATTACAAATTGATTTAATTGTCTTAAACTTTGCATACTTAAGCTTTGATTACCACCAGCTACTATTCTTGCGTTATATGCAATAACGTCTGCATCCATTCCATATGTTCTATTAGTTATCATGGTAGAGCTAGTTCTTTTCCTGCTGTAGACTTGTATAAATCATAAATAGAAGTTGATGCAAAATCTATTTGAGGAGAAAATATCATGCAAAGCGAAGAGGTCATATTAACTCCTAAAGCATTTGAAGATCCTTCCCATCTTCCATTTAGTTGCATTCTATTAAGAGTTGCTGTTCCTTGTCCAGCAGAAGTGCCTGTATTAGAAGTTTGAGTATTTAAATTTTTTATACTTAATATAGTATTTATTTTTGCACTACCAAAAAGCATAGTATAATTTTGACTATTATTAAGAGGGTTACTAATTGATGTAGCAAATCTATCTGAAGAATGAGATGAATTTCTATGACTTAATGTTATATTAGTTCCACCTCCTCCAGCATCTTGTATTCTTATTTCGTTATTAGCATAAACTCCATCAATTTGAACTCCAAAAATTTGACCAAAACCAGTAAAAGCTTGTCTATTTCCTGCTCCTACAAAAACTAAAGTAACATCTTGATCAAGATTATTAATTAAACTATAACCATATTGTGTTGTTGTAAAATTAATTCCATTACCATGCCAAACTGGGCCATTAATAAGAGTTGCATTATATGTTCCATTTCTAAAAGAATAAGCGTTAGATCCTAAGCCAGCATTTTGGTTACCTCTTAAAAACCAACCATCAACAAAATTTACCCAAATACCCAAATCTTTTAATCCTCTGATAAATTGATCAACAGAATAGATATCAGTTGGAGTTTTAAATCCATTGTAATTAAGGCGCTTTATATATTTTTTTGTATCGTTGTCTAATTGATAAAATCTCATGGTAGTCCAAGTCCTTTGCCAAGAGTAGATTTATAAAATGAATAAATTAAATCAATTGAATTTATATTACTTGGTAAAAAAATTGCACAAAACGAAGCAGTCATTGGATTTGCAAGATCTAAAGAGCCAGCGTTCCATCTACCATTTATTTGAAGTCTATTTAATGTTGCAGTTCCAGATGTTGGAGATGCTCCGCTTGCTGATGTTCCATTTCGAAGATTTCTAATCCTTATGGTTCCACCAACTGAAGATGAAATAGAATGAAAAACAAAATTAGTAGAAGCAGACATTCCATTTAAAACTGCGGTACTAGTAAGAAAATCTCCACTTGAATTTCTGTGAAATCCTTGAGCGTCTCCAGCTCCACCATTTGATGCAAAACGTATCTCGTTAGAATAAAAAGTAGAAGAAGACTGAACACCAAATATCATTGGATAAGAACTATAAGTAGTTCCATTTCCTGCACCACAAAATAAAACTGTAACATCTTGACCAAGATCAATTAAACTTGCACTGATTTGTTGTGTGCTGGAAAGAGATATACCGTTACTTGTCCAAACTCCATCATGTGTTGCGGTTCGCATTCTTAATCCACCGAGTGAATAAACTATATTGCCAGATCCCGCATTTTGTAATGATCTTAATGGCCAAAATGCGATATTTCCCCATAAATTGAAATCTTTTAATCCAACAACAAAATCATTAACAGAATAAATATCAGCTGGAGTTTTAATTCCATCAACAGCCATTCTTTTTAAATAGGCTTTTGTGTCTCTGTCTAGTTTATAATATTTCATGGTAAATTCAATCCTTTGCCAAGAGTAGATTTATATAAAGAATAAACAGATGATGTATCTGAATCTGAAAGAGCTAAATTAAAAAGTATACTTGTAGATATTGTTCCTTTAAAAAAACGATTTGTTCCAGCTGAATTTGCGCCAATAGTGACTTTTGCGTTTCCTTGGGTTAAAGCGCCAACTGTACTTGTTGAGTCTGATTCGTTATTTCTTCTAAATTTAAATACAGATGAACTTGCTCTTAAGCATAATAATTTAGGTATAGTTACAACTGCAGGACCAGTATTATTTGTAAGTGTTGGATTCCATAAATATGCTTGATTGTATCCACTTAAATCTCCAAAAATGTCCCATTCTCTATTTGAACCTTCATCGTCTTTTGCAATTTCTATCATAATTTGAGAAAGTATATTTTTTGTTGAGATTGAAAATGCAGAAAATTCTGAAAGTCCAGTTGTAAATGGAGTTGTGATATAGTCATCTATACCATCAAAATTAATACCATTTGCAGTCCAAATAGGTCCATTTGTTAGTATTCCATTATAAATTCCTAATCCACCAAAAGAATATGCTGTAGTTCCAGCTCCAGCGTTTTGATTTGATCTTAATGGCCAACAAATCATGTTTCCCCATAAATTTAAAATTTTTAATCCTTTTGCAAAATCACTAACGCTATTAATGTCAGTTGGACATTTATATCCAGCGTCGATTATGCGCTTTGCATAATTTTTAACATCAATATCAAGATCGTAAAATCTCATGGCAAATCTAAACCCTTTCCTATTGTATTTTTCATTATAGAATAAAAAGTATCAATCTGTGCTGATGAAAAAGCTCTATCTGAAATTAATCCAAAAGATGTTGTGCTTAATCCTAGTGAAATTTGAGTTGGATCCCATCCACCAAAAAATATTAAAGATGAAGGCGCAAAACTCATTGATATATTTGATGTTGTTGCTGTTAAATTATTAGCTTTAAAAAGTAAAGTATTAGTATCATAACTTGCAGCAAGTTGATTAAAATTAGCTGTAATATTTGTACTTCCAAAACTATCATTTATTGATCCATTATAAGCGTCTAATCTAACTTTATCTACTGCAACGTCAACTCTTAAAGCGAATCTTACTGCAGAAATAGTTCCATAAGATATAACTTCATGATTTGCTGAGGCTTTTTTTGAAACTCCAATTATACTTCTATTAACTCTTCCTCCTGTGGAAACTAGTGGAACAGAAAGATATTGCGTAGATACATTTTTTATAATTCCAGTATTATCCCAAACCATAGAAGCAGAAGACATTGTGGCATTATATCTATCATTTTTAAGAGCATATACAGTTGTTCCAGTTCCAATATTATGGTCTTTTCTCATTAACCAAACATCTAAAATATCAATCCATAATCCATTAATTTTTAATTTTCTTATAAAATCACTAACGCTACCTATATCAGACGGAATTCTTCCACCAGCTTTTACGATTCTGTTTGCGTAAGCTTTTGCATCAACATCAATATCATAGTATCTGTTATACATTTAAATTTCTTCAATTGAAACGCCTTCTGGAGCAACAAAATCATCTGGAACAAGGCAAATAAATTGCCAACCAATAATTTCTCTATTGTCTTGCTCTTCTGGAGCTGGTTGATCACCATTCTTAATTGCGCCTGGAACTATAGTATATCCATACTTTGCATCTCTTGTGACTGTATGATCTGAATTATCCCAGTGCTGAAAATTTATACTTTTAAAAAATTTAACTAACTCTTCACTAACTTCTGGACTATTTATTATAATTTTTTTTTCTTTCATATTAAACTAGTTCCCAAGAAATGTATTTAATATTAATATTAGGATATTGAGCAACACTAACTGGACCATTATACTTTGGAGTAAAATCAAGAAAGTTGCCGCCGTTATTATCAAATTCAGTATTTCCACTTTTTAATATAAGATTAAAACTACTGCCAGTTATAACAGCGCCAGTTACTCCAAAGCTAACGCCAGTTGTTACCGTTGCTCCTGCACCAAATTTAAGATAAATATTTCCTGTGCCATAATTAGTAATACCCCAAGCAAGTCTACTATTATTGCCACTTAGTATTGTACCAACTCCAGTTTGTATGGAATAATTGCTAGCATAACCACCAACTGGAGGAAATGCTGTGACACTATCAATATCTTTATCAAGATCTGCTTGAAGAGTTAGTGCGCCACCACCTTGAGAGTCAATATTTAATACTGCATTTGCATTTCTACCGTATTGAGGAAAAAATCCAGAAGCTACATCAACTGCTCGTCCTCCAACTGCTCCAAATTCAACTGGAACTGATGATGAATATAATCCTGTGCTAGTTCCAGATCCAGTAATATATCCAGTAAGATAACCAGAGCAAAAATCATACTCTTCACTTGGCACATCATAAAATATTTGCAATTTATCAGTATTCGCCATTGATGTGGTATTATAACCCAATAAAAATCCGCTAGTTGAATTAGCTATTCCTGTGGCTGTTGAATCTGCAAAATTATATATTATTTGTCCGCTACTTACATTAGTAATTAGTAGTAGACTCTCAAGATTTACTGGATTTTGAGGTCCGTAAAGAGATGTTGGAAAATTAACAATTTTGTTACTTGCTAAGAACTGATATCCTGTTATAAGTTTTTTCATATATATTTAAATAGATTACACCTTTTATATTATAGGGCTATAGCATATGCTAATGCTAATTTTTTTGCATTTTCTATTTGAGAGTAAATATTATAAGAACCACTAATATTTGCATTTCCACTAATTGTTAGATTACCTACGATATTTGTATTACCAGAAGCACTGATATTGATATTGTTACCAGTTAAAGTTAAATCTCGAAGAATTCCAGAGCTTGTTTGTTGAGGGCCAATTATTAAATTATTATTTTGCCAACCAAATAAACCGAATTCACCAGAATTAGTGCCAGTTCTATTATAAACTCTGAATTGTTGGCCAGACAAAGGAGAAATTGGATTACGTTGAGCAAGAGTATTTGCTCCATCATCTGTTAAGAATAAATATGGAGAAGAACTATTAATTTGAGCACTACTCCATGTCACATATCTTCCTTGAGTTAAATGTAATCCATCATATGTTCCAAGAGGATGTTTTCCTAAAGCGCTTTGATTAACATTTCCATTAACAATCATTAAATAAGCACTATTACCATTTAATGTTACATATCCATTGTTTGCAATACTAGGATTTAAATTAATATTACTATTTGAATTAATATTAATGTTACTTCCAGTTATTGATGTATTTCTTAATACTCCAGAGTTTGTAGCTTGTGAACCAATGATAAGATTATTACCAGTATCCCAACCAAAAAGACCATATTCACCAGAGTTTGTACCTGTTACATTATAAACTCTAAACTGTTGAGCACTAGTTCCGTTGCGTTGAGCAAAAATTCCAGCTCCGTCTCTTGCTAGTATTAAATCTATGCTGCTAGCAGCAACATTAGCCGTGGAATTCCATACAATAGTTCCATCGTTATATGTCCAAAGTGACCTTGTACCAAAGCCATATCTATGAGTAGGTCCTGTACCCAATCTTAAATCTCCGTTTGGTTCATTATAATATAATCTTGTACCTACGTAAAGATCTCCACCTTTTTCAACTCTTAAATTACTTCCACTTAATAATAAACTATTTCCTGTCAATAAAACATCACGAGATATTCCAGAATTTGTTGCTTGTGAACCTATAACTAATTGGTTATTTTGCCAACCAAATAATCCAAATTCACCAGAGTTTGTGCCAGTTGAGTTAAATATTCTTAAACTTTGAGGACTTGTACCACTATAAATATCTATGCCAGATGTGAATGTTTTTAATCCATTGATTATTTGATTACCTGTTGTAAATACAATATTACTAGATGTAGAATTTATATAACCACTTAAATTGTTTATTTTTGTATCAAGAGTTGAACCAGTGCTTGTTAGATTAGTAACTAATGTACTTCCAGTTGAAGCGAGATTAGTTATCGTAGCATAATTTGATGTCAATGTACCGCTTAAAGAACTTATTTTGTTTTCTAAAGTAGAACCAGTTAAAGCTAAATTAGCTGTTGTTGCGTAGGAACTTAAATTGACTCCAGTTAATACTGCATTCCCATTAACAAAAAGTCCACTTGTAAAGTTACCACTTCCATAGACTGTGAAATTATTACCAGAAATAACTAAAAAGTCACCTTGTGCTGAGTCACCAAATGTTGTATCTTGTATGAAAGTTTTAGTTCCAGAGATAGTTTGATTTCCAGTAGTAAATACAATGTTACTAGAAGTTGAATTAATGTAACCACTAAGATTGTTTATTCTGGTATTTAAAGTAGAGCCAGTGCTTGCTAGATTAGTGATAGTTGCATAAGAGCTAGAAGCAGATGAAGTCGTAAGATAATTCCCAGTCAATGTACCACTCAATGAATTTATATTAGAATTCAAAGTAGAACCAGTTGAAGCAAGGTTTGTTATAGTTGCATATGTACTGCTTAAGTTATTAATATTTGTTTGTAGTGTGGAGCCAGTGTTAGCAAGATTAGTTGCTAAAGTACTGCCAGTACTAGCAAGATTGGTTACCAGCGTATTACCAGTTGATGCGAGATTAGTAATGGTAGCGTAAGTTGATGTCAATGTACCACTTAATGAATTAATGCTAGAGTTTAAAGTTGAACCAGTTGACGCAAGATTCGTGGATAAAGTACTGCCCGTGCTTGATAGATTTGTAATTGTAGCGTAGGTATTACTTAAGTTGTTAATATTTGTTTGCAAGGTTGAGCCAGTACTCGCTAAATTTGTAACTAATGTACTTCCAGTTGAAGCTAGGTTAGTTATCGTAGCATAAGTAGATGTTAAAGTACCGCTAAGAGAACTGATTTTTTGTTCTAATGTATTTCCAGTACTAGCTAAATTTGTTATTGTGCTAAATTTATTATCTGCAACTCCACTATAAGCTTGAATATGTTGCACAGATGCTATGTCAGGTAAAGTTGAGAGATCACTATTTCTTGTGCTAACTCCAAATTTAAATTTATTGCTATGATCAAAACCAATAATTGGACCAGTATCATTTATTCCAGTTAATCCACTTCCAGTAACAAAGAATATTCCACCATCAACTGCTCCACCAGTAAGATTTAAAAGTAGATATGGACTTTGAACATTAAAATTATTAGTACTAACAATAGTTTCACTTCCAGTAACAAAAAGATTATTAATATAAACATTATCTCTAAAAGTTTTAACTCCACCAATACTTTGATTTCCATAAAGTAAAACTGAACTGCCGCTAAGTGAATTAATCTTCGTATCAAGATTTAAACCAGTAGAAGCAAGATTCGTGGATAAAGTGCTGCCAGTGCTTGCAAGATTAATTGTTGTCGCATATGAACTTAAATCTACTCCTGTTATTAATTTATTTCCGCTAACAATTGGAAATACAT